ACAGCGCCCGCTCCTGCTCCGGCAGGCCTCGGAATGGATCACCAGGAATCATGCGGTCTCCGGTCGTTTCGATTGTTTGTATTTGATCTGACGCAGCCGCGCGCATTCACGGCAACGACGTTTCTCATACTTGCCTTCATGAATGAGCCACAAGTTGTCACCAGAAAGCTCGTGACCGTTCTTGCAGTGCGTCCACATCGCCTTGCGAAGCGGCTTCGCTCCCCAAGCCTTGAGGCACTCTCTGATCTTGTCGGCGCGACGCGCTCCCATCAAAGGAAGCACCGTCATCAGCAAGCCAGCGGTGTTTGCCTGATGCGTGGAGGTCCATCGAAAGCCGGTCTTACCTGACGGCAGACGCGACTGTCTCAATGTACCAAAGCCGAGAAGCGTCTGTAGACGACCGATGATGTCGCCATCGGTCATGACGACTTGAACAAGCAAGTCACCGTTGCGTCGATGTTGAAAGCAGCCCTCGCCTTCAAGCAACCCGGCGATCCAGTACAGCCATTCCGTCGCGATCATGCATCCCTCCCAACGCGGCAGCGGCCGCGAAGGCGGAAGCATAGTCCACGTGGCGCAGGCCGCCCAACTCACGCACGGCATGCGGAGCGAAGGTCTCTACCTGTTGCGCGATGAAGCCAATCTGCAACTCGTCGTGATCACGATACTTGTATGCGACAAGCTCGGCAGGACCGAAGAAGCCGAGACTATGAATGTTTTCTTTTACAACTTTGTCGCTAAGTTGGAAGATACCACTCGCATTCCAGGTAATAACTATGTTTCCTCCATTCGGCGTGACCGGCAACCCAGTGACGCTCGTGTCCTCGTACAGCACCAGCCGCCACGTCGTGTTGGCGCCAGCGTTCTTGCGATAGATCACAATCGCACCGACCACCGTGCCGGTCACCGAAGTAAAGGTGACGTCGTCGCCATCGAACAGTCCGTTCAACACGGTGGGTGTAGTAATGGCGACGTCGGTGCCGACGATATTGGTGAGTGAGTTGTAGAACTGGTGCGAGGCACTGTAGGTGTAGCCGCCCGACGTGGTGACGAGTGCCGCGAACGGCGCGCTGGTGCTGCTCTGATCGAGCGACTTGTTGGTGTCTGCCTCGGTCATGAGACTTTGTTTCCAACGTGGATAGACCGCATTAGCCATGGGGATGGCCTCCTGTGCGTTAGGAATAGAAAAACGGGGCGAGGTAGCCGCCCCTCAACGAAAACGCCTGGGCGGCGCTTACTTCTTTTTCGGAGGAGCGTCCGGCGGGGAAGCAATGACTTCTGGCTCAACCCCATCCGCGTACATGTGGATGCCGGTCTCGGCCCTACGCTGCGGGCCGGACTTCTTGGCGTCCTTCTCGCGCCGATCCTTATCGGCCTCCTGGCCAGCCTCCATCAGATCGCGCTCCTTTTCCGCCAGAGCAACGCGGCTCTCGTGCTCCTTCGGCACCTCTGGCGCTGCCTCGTTCTTCGGCGGCTCCTCAGGATCATGACCATCAATGCGGAGATCGGAGCCAGCTTTGGATTGCTCCTCCATCTGCTTTGCCACCGGCTCCGCAACTTCGACTTCGGCCTCTTGACCGGGGCCAAGCAGATGCTGCTTGCCGGTCGCGTCGAATAGGAAACGCTGCCCATTCGGACTGACGTTCTTCACCTTGATCTTACGCTTTGCAACTTCTTGCTCAGCCATGGCTGTGCTCCTTGTGAAAAACCGAAACGATCAGCTTTGCCCTTACTGTTTTCGCGGGCGCTAGATTCCGTCTAGGTAGCGAACGCTCCCCGGCCGCCTGATCTCAAGTCCACCAGTGCGGAAGATTCCGGGGATGTCATAGCGCAGTGCCGTCACTTGCATGACACCGAGGAACTTGTGCGGCATCGGCAGATGCAGCTTGAGGATCGACGGGTCGTTGCGATACGCCACAATGCGCGCGGTGGCGCCGGCGCCTGCCGTATCGAGGCCCCGCACCGCGCGGATGGTGAGCTGCTGGTTCGTGATCGCGGTGTAGGTATTGTATTGCTGGAGCCAACCGAGCACGTTCGCCGTCGTGTTAGGCAAGCGTGTGTTCGCTAGCAGAGTGAAGCTGTTGATCGGCAACAGCAGCGTGTCCGCCATTTCCACCGTGTTCGATGCGGTGTAGATGCCGGTCAGGATCGAGTTGACGTCCCGAATAATCAGATCGGGGTTGGCCACCTTGGCCGTCCACAGCGCCGACGAACCAGTGCCATCTGCGATGGCGTTGCCGGCGGTGACGGTGGTGTCGTTGGTCAACCCGGTCCAGTTCTTGGTCGTGTCACCGGTGAAGACGATCCGCTCCATGAACTCCTCGTAGGCCCGCCGTGCCGCATCAGCACGTTCGGTGGTGAGGTTCATGTTGGGAATTTGCTGCGCTACACCGATCTCTTCGAGCGTGTAATAGTAGCCGATCGCCGCCATTTCGAGGCCCATCTCGAACTTGCTTCGCACGATGTCGGCCATCGGAACGTCATTGGCCAAGTGATGAAACCAAGCCGCCTGCCCGACTTTGTCGGAGCTGTAAAACGTTTTGGATTTCGCCCACTCGTTGCCAGAGGTGTCTACGGGCACGAGGTCCGGATATTGAATCTCGGGGTACTGCGTGGCGTAAACAACCGGCTCTATGTAGGAAGCCTGTTGCTGCATGAAACTCAGAGCCGACTGAGCATCATGGAATGAGGCGTGATAGTTCATCGTGATATCTCCTTGCGTGTGCGTGGGGAAGCGAACGACTTACGCGCCCGCCGCAGTCGCCGTCAGCCGGAGCAGGGCCAACGCACCCGCGCCCGCCGAGGTGAGGTAGCGTGAGTTCGCGATGGCCACGCCAGCGGAGGCCGGGTTGAGCTGCCCGGTGGTCGAGTCGTAAGTTGCCGGTGCACCGTGCGTGACGGCCGCGACTGGCCGCACCCACATGTCACCTTCCAGCATCACGCCCATGTTCTGGTAGCGTTGGTACATATCGACCGTCTGCACGGCCGTGATGACCTCGGTGACGCTACGTGCAGAGAGGCCGATGAACTTCGTGGCCCCGCCGAGGATGGCGCCGCGCGCGTTGGCGCCCTCCGAGACTGCGCGGCCAAAGGCGATTCCGGCCGCCGTTTCGACAATGCGGGTTTCCACATCATCGTCGTCGAGCATCGTTGCAATCTGACCCTCAAGGCCCGGCTGCATCGTGGCTGCATAAGTCGTCTGAACAGCAGGCATTGTTATGCCTCCTTTGCTAGTAGCTACGAATGTTTGGGGAAGTCAGGAGAACGTCGGAAAGGGATTAGACGGAAGCGGCCTTGCCCTTGTTGCGCATCCAACGAGTCGAAAGCTCTTCGTTGCGCTTGTCGTAGGCCGCCGCCGCCTTGTCGTTGTAGCCGCCATTGGCTGGCCGCCCCGAGAACGAGTCCGCCATACGACGGAAACCGTCCTGCTCACCCGGCTGATCGGTGATGCTCAGGAATGCACCCTCGACGCGCGGATCGTCCATTGCCTTGGCCCGCTGGTCGCCCATACGAGCTGCAACAACGTCACGCCGGATTTGCTCGTTGCTCTTGCCCTTCCACACGTACTTAGTGTCAGAGAAAAAGCTCGTGGCGCGATCAACCACATCCATCCGGATGTTGATCTCCTCGTCGACCTTCTGCGGCGTGATCTTGTTGTCCTCAAGCTTCTGCTTGAGCGCCTCGATCTCACCGTCCTTCAGCCCGACTGACTTGGTCAGCTCCGCTACCTTGGCGTCGAGCGAGACTTTCTCGGCTTGAGCGTCGGTGAGCAGCTTACGCAAATCAGCCGTACTATCGTTGAGCGTCTTAAGATGACGCTCCAGAATTTGTCCGTCTTTATCCTCAAGGGCGATGTTAACGCCATCGAGGTTCAATGTTCGCTCAGTCATAGGTTTTCTCCTTTCATGACTGTCTCCCATTCGGAGCTTGTCGCCGCCACGTGCGGCTCGCACTAGAGCAATGTGATTCGCTCTGATGTCCGTCTGCATTGCGTCGTAGAGCTGGCCGTCGCTGGTCTCGCCTTGGCCCCAGACCAGCTTGGCGCCGTAGCCAACAGAGAGCTGCGTGGTGCCGGACTTCACCGCATTGATGGCGGTTGCATCCATCAGCGTCAGCGGCACTCGAATGAATTCGCCATCGCGCGCGATGTCGCCAGTCGAATGCCCGACGGCATACTTTTTCCAATTCGAAGGATCGACGCTCTCGTTGGGATGATCGAGCGTGATCGGCCGGTGCGCGAGCGACGCCATAGCGCGCTTGTCGAACACCTCAGCATCGGGCCGATAAATCCGGATCACATCGATGTTCGGAAGACCGACTTCGAAGCCCTTGTAAAGCTGAATGCCAGTGCGCGCGACGCGCGGCTCGGCAACGAGATAACCGTTCGGTGTGACGTGCATCCCGAAGCGCTTGGACGTATCGGCATCGAGCGTGAACATCTCGGTGAGCTGAATACTGTCCGTCGCGCCAGCGGCCCTACTCTCCGTCGTCTCTGTCGTCTTGGTGGTCTTGGTGTATCCGGGCTCAGCAGTCTCGCCTGTGCGCTTCTTCTTAGGATCAGCGCTCTCACTGCCACCACCTCCGCCGCCCTCACCTCCGCCCTCGTCGTCGCCTTCGCCCTCACCTTCGTTTCCTCCTGCGCTCTCGACGGCAGCAAGAATCGAAGCAATCTCTTCCTCCCGCGCGGATTCGGCCTCCTCCTTCTTCACCCACTCCTCGCCCTCTTCACCCTCGATCCGCGTGAAATGCTTCTTCACCGCTGTGAGAGCGAGAATGGCAGCCAGACTGTCGGGCTTCTCCTTTCGCGCCTTGCGGAATGCTGCCTTGAAAATGCTCTTGGCAGCCGCAGGCATGGATTTGACTTCAAGCGGAAACTCCTCGTCTGACAGCGGCAACAGCGGCTCGCTGTCGGTCTTCGCCACCCACTTGCCCTGCACCTGCTTATACCGATTTTTCACTGCCGCCATCGCTATAGCGAAGGCTTGTTCCTCGGTGTACTTTCCGCTTTTGCTTGCAGCGTTGAACGCTGAAAGCCAAATTTTCTTGGCAGCCTCGGGCAGATTCTTAGCCGCAGACGGCAGACTCTTCGTCGAGCTGTAGGGCATGGGGCAGCTCTCCTATCTGTGCGATTTGTCTACGTGCGCGCGGCGGACGTGACGACGCCTGGGTTGATCGACCTCATGGCCGGAGCGGAAGACAACGTGGCGTAAATGATGCGACATCGAGTGCCAGAGCGCCTCGTTGTCGCGGTCGTGGCGCAGCGCGCGGAAGTCCTCGTGCGCGTGGCAGGCGTGGCGGTGGATGGCGTCGTGGTTGTTCCAGCTCATGGCGGCGACAGCTCGGTGTCCCACGCCCCGCTCCAATAGCCGTAGGTGGCGAGAGCCAGGACGAAAACCACCACGACCACGAAGATGACGATGGCTGCCTTGGTCGAGCGGTCCATCACGATCCCCGGCGCAGCGGCGGCCCGAAGACCTGCCAACCGAGGATCAAGAACAAGATGAACAACAGCAGCGTGCCGCCGATCGCGCCGTACGTGCCGGCCACGAAGGCGAAGTGGATTGCCAATCCGAACACGAACCAGATCAGCATGATGATCCAGAAGCAAAGCCCGAGCGTCATGGTTTCCTCCCTCAGTGCAGCCGCCTGTCGTACTCCAATCGGAAGCGCGCGCAGGCCAGCTCGGCATCATCGAACTCGTCGAACAAGCCGATCTCGATCACCGGGCCATCATTCATGATCGCGACCGCGAAGAAGCGATCATCGATCCGCATGATGTTGAACTCGACGATCATTCCGACTCTCCAAGGCGCTCCTCCAGCGACAGCAGCCCAGCGGGAAGTAGACTGCATCTGCAATTGATGTGAGCTGGTAGCAGCGCCTCCGCGAGATCGATCTTGTAAGGGCTTTGCTCCGCCAACGATTCACAGATCGGACACACCAGCTCATCACCGGCAGTCACCCAGTCAACTTCTTCCTCTTCCGTTTGATCGTGCAGGCGATGATCGTGCTTGATGAAACGTGACGGCCGTGCTGGCTCTAACCGCTCCGGATCGATACCAACCTGCGTAATCCCAGCCTCACGAAACGCCGCCAACCGTCCCGCATTGTGCAGTTGCACCGCCATCGTATTGGCCGCCGCCTTCATGCGCGTATGCCCGATCTTGCGCAGCACAGCGAGCACCCGCTGATACATCGGGAGCGGCTTGCGCCTGCCAATCGCTGCAGCCGCCGCCTGCCTGCTCACCTGTTGCATCGTGGCGGCAGCGATGCCCGCGAATTCGCGTTTGGCAAACTCGCGGTACACCGCCGGAACTGGTGTGTAGCTGCGAGGAGGGCTCCGCGTCAGCTCACCGCCAGCAGCGACCCCAGACTCGTAGGCGCGTTCGAGAAACTTCTCCCACCACGGCGTGTTGACGAGCTGCTCGTTAATCGTGCGCTCGAACCACTGAGTGAACGTCGCCAGTCGATGGCCAGGAGGAGGTAGCAGCGCCACCAACGGATCGTTACGCGCCGCCATCAGATCGTGCTCGACCAAGACGGTGTGCGTCAACGAGCGCACGCGCGCGAGACGGCGATTGCCCTCAGCCTGAAACGAGCGCCGCAGTCTAGCGGTGCCCGTTGGATCGCTCACTCCTCGTCCCGCCTGCGATGGGTGTCGGTGGTGTCTTTGGTAGTCTTGCTCGTCTTACTGTGCTCGGACTCGACGACAACCTCCACCTTGTCGCCCTCCTCCCAGTTGAAGCGCCCTGGCTCTGGCTTCTTGTCGATCATTGCACCAGCTCCACCCTAAAAAGCCTACTGCCCTTCGTGACACCAGGGCCGACGCCGATCACCTTGAACTTGGTATTCCGATCGAGCAGGATTTCTGCTTCACCACCCATACCTTTCGCTCGCGCCATCGGCAGCGCCCTGTACCCCTTCGGGACCTTGAGTTCGAGCAGTTGGTTGCTAAACGTCGCGGCTGCCCCTCTGCTTCGCGACGTGCTGAGGAAACCCTTCTCCGTGAACGTGACCGACTCGCCCGACTTCTTGTTGTCCCACGCGGTCGCGAGCTGGGCCGACACGGTGTTGCCCATCCCACGGTACACCGTCACATCCTTCGCTAGACTGTGCTTAGCAATCGCGCTGCTCAGGTTGTTGGCGTCCGCACTAGGAGCAGCCCCCTCGCGCAACGGCTTGTTGAACTTCTTGAACCCATTCTTGCTCTGATACTTGTCGAGGGACTTCTTTTCGTTCGGACTAATGACATCGCTGGTGCCGGGATCGATGGGCTTGGCCGGATCGACTTCGGTGCTCGCGCCACCACCACCCGTGCTGCAAAACTCCCCGCTACCTGGATCGTGGCATTCGTTCTCGTCAATTAAAGTTCGCCCAGAGCGCGCGCCTGCTCCAACGCCAATTCGATCTCCTGCTCGCTCAATTCGTGCCCAGTAGTTGTCGTCAGCAAGTCGATGATCTCTTGCTCTTCCGCTGTGCGCTGCTGTTCTGCTGGCGGCTTTGGCGGCATCCCAGTTGTCACCATATTTTGTTGCCCTTGTTGGCTTCGACCAGTCCTTGCGATTGGCCACTTGTGTCAGCGCACCCTTGGCGCCACCTGCACCGTATCCACGCCACGACATGAATACGATGTCAGGTTCGTTGTGCTTGGCATAATCCCAGTTTTTCGGAGCAAAGTCGCGATTAAATTTCATCCGCTGATCTTCTTGAAATCCGAACTGGTGGTAGTAGCTCGGCAAGAAGCCGTCGTAACAATCCAACGTCTTTCCGCCGTGCTCGATCGCAGCCACCATCGCCTTCGCAGCGCCGCCTTTCGGGCCGCCATTGTTGAAAACATTCTGAATATCGCCGTGCGGATCAACTGAGACACCGACTGTGCCATCCTTGTTGGTGAGCATCGTATGCCCGCCCATCTCCTCAGCCGGATGTGGGGACAGAAACTGCTGACGAGTTGACACATCGCGCGACTCGACAAACGCCCGTGCCGACGCCTCATGCATGCCATGCTCGACAGCAGCACCGCCGCCACTGCCACCGCCTTCGCTAGTGAACTCACCGCTATGCGGATCGTGACTGGGATTGAAGTCAGCGGGCTCGAAGTCGAAAGGGAGCGAGATCGGCGTCCTCCTCGGCCGCCGATGCTGCATCAAAATGGAAATCGCCTAGTCGATCGAAGTGATCATCAAGATCGAAGATGCCGTCACTGACTTCGGGAGCGCCGTCCTTCTTCTTCTTGAAATAAATCTTCACCTCTTGCGTCGCCGACTTGGCCGGCCCGGAGAACGCCTTGGCCCGCTGCAGCAAATCCGTGATGCTGATGTTCACCCGCGAGATCCGCATCTTACCGGTGAGCTTGTTGTCCTTGGCGTCGATCCCAATCTTAGCCGCCCAGTGATGATGGCCGTCCAAGATATAACCGTCCTTCGACACCACTAGCCGCTTGTCCAACCGCTTGGGATCGAGCTTAGCCTTCTGCACTTGCTGCCACACCTTGACACCCGACAGCTCGTCCTGCGTCGCCTTTAAGTGCGATGCCTCTTCCTTCTCCTTGGTGACCGTGTAGCCGTCGTCCTTCAAGCTCTTGAGTAGCGCCTTGGTCTGCACCTCGTCGAGCTGCGGCATCTTGATGCGCGGAATGCCTTTGCTCTCAGCACAAAACAAGTTCGTGCCGGAAACCGACACGTTGCACATGTTGAGATTAGGCGCCTTATCGCCCTTCTCAACTGCTGCGATCACATCTTGACCAAGCCGCTTGATCAGCGTCGAGACCTTGCGCGGCTGATCTAAATTGACTCTGCGGTTCTGGTATAGCGCGCGCAGCGCATCCTCAACTTTCGTGGTTTGGATCACGCCATTCTTGTCGACGTAGGCGCTCTTGGAATAACCCTCGCCTGGATGGCCGCCGGCCTCACCCTTGGCCGCACCACCCTCGCTCGCACCAGCACCAACGCCACCGCCCTCGCCACAGAACTCGCCTGTCTTCGGATCGTGACACTCGTTGCCAGCGTCCTCCTCATCATCAAAAGGGTCACTGTCACCGGACCCCCTCATGCCGGGCGCTGTGCTCTTGCGTGCGTTAGCGGGAAGTTGTCCGGTCTGACCGGGCTGCGGCGACTTGGGCTTCTTGCCGAACGGCACCACCGCACCGCCTTTTCCGCCCTTGGGAGGCGGCGCATTCGGATCGAGCGGCTGGCCAGTGTTGGGATCAACACCGGGCTGCATCATCGGCATCGGCGCGGGCACGTTTTGCTCCTCAATCGTATCGCCCTCGGCCGCCGCGTCCTCCAACGCCTGCTCCAAGCCGGGATAGAAACCATCCTCTATGAGCTGGTTCGCGCGCGCGTTGCCGAGCGCCACCGGCGGAATCTGCGCAGCGTTGACGTCGATTTGGTACGCCTGTGCTTTCTTGAGCGCGATGTCAGCCTTGTCGCCATCGCTCAATTGCCAGAGCGAATTCCACTCATAAAAAATCTCTTCCGGCCGATCACCTAATGCCGAGCGGATCAGTACCTCGTCGAGCACGCTAATCGCTGGCTGCAGCGTGACGCTCTGCTCCGAGGCTAATCGATCGTAGTAGTTGCGAAAATCGGCCTCTCCCGTGACATTCAAACCCCTATGCGGTAAGCCGAGAAACCTTCCGGCAGGTATATCAACCGCACCAGAAACCACCTGCATATAAGTCGCGATGATCTCCGGTACGCCCGCGAGCGACGCCTGAATGCGTTGCCATTCTTCGTTGCCATCGATCAAGATGGTGTTGACCGTGCTCTTGGCCACGTTGGCAGCCTCGAACCGGCCCAACATCTTGCGCGTGCCAACATCGGTCGACAGGATCGACTTCAGCTCGGGTATCTTGATGACGTCAATCTTCAGCTCCGAGCACAGCGTGGCGAGCGAACCGCTGACCAAGCCGCAAGCCTTGATCGCATCATTGACCGGCTGCAGCACGCTATCGCCCCACACGTTAGCTATAAGCTGGTCGGCCGTATCAACGCCAATGAGCTTGACCACGCGTGACGGGTGTAATTTCACATTGACCTTGTTGAAAGCAGAACTCTTCGACAGGCTCTCCTTCTGGTCGAAGTCCTTGCCGACCGGCTGCGTGCGCGCCTCGTAATATTCAGGCTGACCGTAATACTTCGAGGTAATGTCATAGATGATCGGGCCGACGCCGATATTGTTCTTCGACACCACGTGCAGGAACTTCAACGAGTCCAACGTCACGGTTTCAAGGTCAAGCTCTTCCTCTGGCTTACCGGCATCAACGCCGATGATCATCACCGCACCACCGTAGAGCCGTGATTTGATCAGTGCTTCTTGTACCCTCTGCTGTAGAAACAGCTTGCGCTCCATCGCCTCCAGCAGCTTGATCTGATCGGGATCAGCCTGCCAATTGCGCCACTCGCGGGTCATGTCCCAAGCCGGAATCTGCACCGCCTTGCGCGCGAGCCAATCACCACGATAGGCGTTCTCCTGCTCCAACACCGTCATCAACGAGAATGAGTATTGCTGATGCGCGAACTTATCGCGCCCCATCACGCCGAGGCCCGCGAGCAAGTTGATGAAGCTGTCGTACCAACGCACTTCCGTGGTCGGCATGTTCACGACGTTGCTATCGGTCATCTCTGTTGTCTGGTCCTCAGTTGCTCTTCCCGACGATTGGCCCCGTCCATGGCCTCGACGTAAGCCTTCGCGGCGTTGCGTAATCCTGTCAGTGCGCGATTTGGCTGATGTGTGCTCGGGTCATTCATCCAATTCTTAAACAGCAACGTCACCTGCTCGCGATAGGCGGCCTCGATGCCAGCGCGATCGAGCGCAAGCAAGTGCTCGTCGTGTTGTGACGGTGGCAACGGCGCCGGATACGAAGGCGCCGGTGCTCCAACACTCGAAGCATAAAAGCTGATCGAGAAAACGCCGAGCCACAGAGCCAATAACCCGCCGAGAAAGATAAACGGATTACGGTTGACCCACGTAGACATTGGTTGCCATCCCCTTCGGACTGGTCTCAACGGTCAGGGACGGCATTGGCACCCGAAGTCACAAGTCCATGCCGTTACACTAGGTCTTCGGCCCCGCTACACCTCCGGTGCCAGGGAAATAGCCCCAGCCATAACCAGGGGCATAAGCCCAACCACCACCCGGAGGCGGCGGCTTGACTGCCTCACCGGGCGGCTCCGGCGGCAGCGGCGGGATCACAATCGGATGCTCCGGATGCGGCTGTGGAAGAGGGAATCCGATATCAACGTAAGGCGGCAGGAACGGGCCTCCCCAAATAACGAGCGGTGGCCCGCCCGGCTGGATCGGCGGCAGCACGATCGGGTGCGACGGATGCGGCTGCGGTCCAGGGAAGCCGATGTCAACATAAGGCGGGTAGACGATAGGATGGCTTGGTGACGGCGGCTGTCCTCCCGGCGCAATCGGGTGCGACGGATGCGGCTGCGGCCACGGCAAGCTCTGGTCGGGACGCGGCTGCTGTCCCGGCAGACCTTGGTCTGGGCGCGCGCCCGGATAATAGATCGGGTGCGAAGGATAGGTCGGGCCACCGGGCTGCGGACCCGGGAAGCCGGCGTCCGGGTAAGGACCGATCGGTCCCCAGATTTGCGGAGGTGGGCCACCCGGCGCGATCGGATGCGACGGTCCATAAGGCGGCACCCACGGATGCGTCGGATAACCCGGCTGCAACGGAGGCGGCTGCCCTCCACCTCCACTAATGGGAGTGATCAAAGCTAGAAACGGTTGTCCATTCATTACACTTACCTCCAGTTTGCTGCTTCAGATGACTGCGATGCTTCTCGCGATCGCTTCGCAGATCGCGTTGAACTCAGAACGGTACGCGTCCGTGTCCCCCTGGTTGTCGCAGAACAGGGTCTCGATTAGCACCGCCGGCTTGGTCGTGTTGTTTAGAAAAGCCAAATCGCCACGATACTTCGGACCTCTGTTGGTGAGCCCGGCGGCATCGGCTATCGCTTTCGAAATCTTGTCTGCAAGTTTCTCCTGCGTGAGATAGAGAACCTCGACCCCATGCGCCGTCTGATCGTAGCAGTTGAAATGAATGCTTACGTCCAGGTCTCTCTGCTGCTTGTTGTGGAACGTTGTAATGGTCGAGAGATTCTGACTCTGCGTGGTAGAAGTGTTGTCGTGGAATTCCACCACCGAACCGCCAGCCTCCTCCAACAATTCAACAACGCGCGAGACTACCCGCCTCGCTTCGTCAACCTCGTCGAGGCCCCACGGCGATGGCCCAGCCGCGCCGCGCACCTTCAAACCGTGCCCACTGGAAATGCAAATAGCGCGTAGGTTGGGCAGCTCCGGCACTTCTTCCACCTCGGGCGGCTTCGGCGCAGGATGATGCAGCGGATCGTCCGGCTCATCAGGCTCGATCGGCACATCAGGCGATACAGCAAGAACGCGCTCGATCTCTATCAAAAGATCGTCCACATACGGATTGACCTCGGCGGCGTGCTCGTTGATTGGCCCCCAGTGCTGACGCAAATGGCGCAGCCCGATCAAGCACGCCTCGACGGCGTACTGTGGGCACTTCTTGCAGGTGTCCTGAAAGTCGTAGCCAACATCGCTGCCATAGCAAGCCCACTCACTCGACGAGCAGCCAACACCTTCCTTGAAAACATCAAGCGCGCATTGCTGGGAGCCAATGTTGGACATGTACTCGTCGAGTAGCTTCTGGATCTCAGTCGAGCACGAACTCGAATTTTGGCTCTGCTGAAATAATCCCGCCTCTGCCGTCGTGCTGCTCGTGTTCTCAGCGCTTTGATCGCGACCCTCGCAATGGCGCCCGCTGCTCTCGCGCATGCCGAGACCCCAGAGCAGGCAATACAAGTGGCGCAACGTCGGCAGCCCGTCCTCGTCGTTGTCCATCTCAAGGTCTTCGTACACGTCCGCATACCAAGCGAGCGCATCCTTATCGTCATCGCCGGTGTCGGCCTGCGCCATGTCGAGCGCAGCGCTGTCTCCCACATACAACTTACGCACCAACGTGGCATAACCGAGCGCCATGCCCTTGGTGTAGCCCGGAGGCGACATGCCTCTGTCGCTCCAATTGTAATCCGCGACCGGCGACTGCATGGCCAGATCAGTGATTTTCTTTGCAGTCGCCGGCTCAAGCGGCGGTAGCAGTGCTGGGGGGTATGGCGACAGCTCATAATCCGTGTCGAGGTGCTCCCACGTCATTGGGCCAACAACACCATCGACACTGATGTGTTCGTACTCCTGATAGTCGCGCACCGCCTGCTCGGTCTGCGCACCGAAATCGCCGTCGACGTCGGCCGTCTCCAGTAGACAATTCTGCACATCAATCACGAGCGAGCCCTGATCGCCTCTGCGGATTGTTGGGCGTGTCATAGTTTAGAACCTTCTAAATTGCTCAGCGCCGCCTGCGCGCACTGATGAAGCCGGTCCCCGTCCACGTCCCCGTGCCGGTCACCATCGCCACCATGTAGACGGTCGTGGTCGTGCTGACGTTCACGCGGCACGACCCGCTCTGCAGCATCTCGGCCGCCGAGGCCGCGAACGATGCGCGCAACTGCTGCATCGCCCCGGTGCCCGCTGCGAGCTGCGCTGCTGTTGGCAGTGTCGCCGAGGTCAGCGAGATCGCCGCCGCCATGATGGTGAGGTTGGTGCCGGGGTTGAACACGAGCTGCGCGCTCACGTCCCAGTCGCCCGGGGTCAGGCTCAGCGTCCCGACGTTCGCCGCCGTGCCGCTGGCCAGCGTGACGCCGGTGGTGACGCTGGTCGAGAGCACCTCGCCGATCTCGCCGGCCGCCGCGTTGCCAACGGCTGTCGTACCGACCTTCGCCATGCGCGAGGTGTCGCTCGGATGCACATGGTCGCCGCGCGCCCAGGCCGTCGCAACACCAACCGTCGCCGTGCCGTCCATCGTCGGCGTAGCGTTAGAGGCCGGAGGCAGCGTCGGCACATAGATCAGATTGTCGGTGCCGAGCGTCGCGGTGTTGCCTGCATTCGCCGACACCGCAGTCGGACCCGGCACGCCCTGCACGCCTTGCACGCCTTGCGTTCCGGCCGGACCCTGCGCGCCCGTCGATCCCGGCGTTCCCTGCGCACCGGTATCGCCCTTCGGACCCTGCGCGCCAGTCAGGCCCGGCGTTCCAGGATCGCCCTTGGCGCCCTGCGGACCAGCGATGCCTTGCGGGCCTTGCGCGCCCTGCGCTCCGGCAGCGCCCGGTGATCCCGGTATGCCCTGAATACCCTGCGCACCCGGATCACCTTGCGGCCCTTGTGGACCAGCCGCGCCGGTTGCTCCCGTTGGACCCGGCGCAGCATCAGCTCCCGGCGGACCTTGCACACCTTGTGGACCTTGCGCGCCTGCTGGCCCCGCCGCACCAGTCGGCCCAATCGGACCTTGCACATTCCCCAGCTCGACCCAACCCGAGGGCGTGAGCGTTGGACCAACCCACAAGCAAACCGTTTGCGTCGGCGTGTGCAACAAGCCCTGGCCGTTCGCCATCTGGTTGCCCAGAGGCGGCACGCCGGGCGAATCCCAATCCGCAGGCACGTAGCCTGACGGCGGTAGATCAGCGATCGCTTTGTTACTGAAGCTGCCGATGATCGTGACAGTGTCACCGGACGGCCCCTGCATGCCCTGCGCACCCTGCGCGCCGGCGGGGCCGATCGACCCCGGCTCGCCTTGCACGCCTTGCGGGCCTCCGGGTCCTTGGATTCCCTGCGGACCAACTCCGCCCGCGACGCCCTGCGGGCCGACCGCGCCCTCGGGACCAGCCGGACCCTGCGCACCGTCCACGCCCGCCGGTCCCTGTAAACCTTGCGGCCCTGCCGCGCCCGGCAGTCCAACTCCTGGCGCGCCGTCCGCGCCCGTCGGGCCTTGCGCACCCGGTGATCCCGGCAACCCCGGCGCACCATTCAGCCCAGGCGATCCCTGCGGTCCCGGCTCACCCTGCACGCCCTGCACGCCACCTTGACCTGCCGGACCCTGCACGCCCTCGGCCCCGGCCGGTCCTGCCGGTCCCTGCGTGCCCTGCGGACCCTGATCACCTTGCGGCCCCTGCGCACCGTCTTTGCCGTCCTTACCGTCCTTGCCGTCCTTGCCGTCCGCGCCTGCCGGTCCCGGAGGCCCTGCCGGCCCCGGCTGTCCGCCCGTTCCAGTGACCTGCGACCACGCCGCATCCTTGCGGCCGTAGAGCTGGCCGTCGATCGGCGCCTCTTCGATTCCACCACCAGCTCCGCTGCCCGGTGGACCCGCTGGCCCTGCTGGCCCTGCTGGCCCTGCTGGCCCCGCTGGCCCAGTCGCGCCGGGCGGTCCCGCCGGACCTTGCGGCCCTTGCCCTTCGGCTGGAGGCTCGCCTCCTGTCTCCGCCGCGAAGATCAACTCCGCGCGCGCGGGCAGGAGGATGCCCTCCTTGATCAGCGCGTCCTTGAAGGCAGGAATAATCGGATCGTTGAGGTCGATGCTGTTCGTCGCCAGCGTGACGTCCCAGCGCCGCATGACGTCGGGGCCGATGAACTGCACGCCGCGCAGGCGATGCCGGAACAAGGTGTACTCGTTCGGGTCCCAACGCGTCATCCATGTGCTGAACTGCATCGCCATCTTAAGCGCCCATCATTTCCCTCAAGGAACGAAGTAGCTTGTCGCGGTGTTGTTGTGCGGCAGGTGGGTCAAGAACAGGTAACGGAGCGAAATGCCCAACAATCCAATTGATCCGAATCCGAACGATCCGGTGCAGAACCCGAACCCGACGCAGAACCCGCAACCCGAACAGAAGCCGCCTCCGGGCGGAGCACCGAGACCACCCAATCAGCCGCAGCAACCGCCACAGCGGTAACAGCTCGGCTTGATCGTGAGAGCATGTGTCCCCGCCTCCCCCGAAGGTCCCCGCACGTGCTCTCATGTCTTTCTAAAGCGGGACCTCGCCGAAGAAGCGGAGCTGCTGTTCGGGCTCCTTCAGCTCGTGCCCGCACACAACGTCGAGGCGCATGTTCATCTTGATCAGCGCCGCAAGTAGCTGACGCAACAGCGCCTCGATACGATCGAGCTGAGTCTCTTCGGGCATTACTCCGTCTTTCTCCTCTTTGTTGATCACCAAGACAGGCGGGCGCTTACAGTCGCCCCGATAGTTTGAAGCACGTCAATTCGTGCTATCTGTCTAATCGCCCGAACGGCTCCGAGCTGAGGAGGAATTGTCAGCCGGAGCTGCTGGCCTCGTCGGGCGCGCCGGGATTCGTGCGAGGCCGGGACGCGTCGACGATAGTGCTGAAATCTCGCTGCTCACGCTCAGCCGCCTCTGCGGCTGCAATCTTCCCGAAATGCTGACACACCGGGCACAGCGCTTGCGAGCTGAACCCGTGCTGACAGTCCTTTGTCATGTCAGTCACCTCCCCACATAAACGCATAATCTCTACCGCCTTATTGAAAATCCTAGCCTCAGCATCTCGGCGTTTTGGCTGGCCGTGCTCGTAGCACTCACAACAAATGTTAGGCGTATAATCGAGGGGCAAACGAGGATGCACCACAACTTTGTGGCCACATTCCTTGCATACAAACTCTCGTAATGTAATCACATCAAACTCCCTACCTTCCTCGGTCCAAATGGATTCAGTCCCCGCCAATCCATGACAGATCGAGATCGTAATTCAGCTTCTTGTTGTCGAAGCATCGCCATGCCAGAGCCAATGCACACACACAATCGTCGTGCATTCCAGACGGCGCCGAGTAACGAATGCCGAGCCGCGTGAACTCATACTCGAAGTTCAGCAGCTCGATGCTGATCGGCCCCTCAGGAAAACGTATCTTGCGCTCGTGGATCGCCAGCGCCAACCCTTCCATCAACATCTGCTTGCTGGCCATCGTGAACCGGTAGCCCTCAAGCCTCGGGCAGCTCAGCTCAATCACCTCAGCACCATTGCCGCCCTTCTTCACAGGCTGCTTGATGGCTTCGATAATCGGATCACCAACACCCGTCTCGTCCACAAGCGCGGGTGTGTTCTGCACGAACTTCTTGATGATATCTACCTGCTCGTGCCACGGCTTCTGAAACCGTAGCGCTTCGCACACACGGCCGTCGGCATCAAGCCCAATACCCACAGTCCAATCCATCTTACGCGCAAGATCCCAACCCCACGCTACAGCAGGACGCTTGGACAGCGGCGCAAAGCAATTGCGCACGTGCTGTGCACCGAACGGATTACCCTCATCGTCGCTCGGCTCGGCAAGGTACAGCTCGCGGAACACATGATCAGGCAGCGTCGCCTTGGCCGCGCTGATCTCATTCTTGTCGAGCACACCAGCCGCGATCGCGTCATAGGCCGTGAGCTTGTGGTAGCCGAGATTCGGAAAGCCCTGCTCAGCTCTACGCGCAAGCTGGTAGAACCAATTTTTTCTGCCTTTGACATTTCCAATTATTCGAATCGGCCCGCGCGTAGCAGTGAGCGTTGAGCGGATCGCATGCCAGCTCTCTTCCTTGAAGCGCGACGCCTCGTCAATCACACAAGCATAGACGTCTTCACCGTAAAGCGTGTCAGGGTGATCACCCGAGCGAAACGCAATCACCGTTTCCTTGTGCGTAGTGAGAGTGTGATCGGTACGGTTGACGCCGAACACCGAGAGCCCGGTGTCCTTGGCAGTGAAGTGTCGCTGCATACGATTGAACGCGATGCGCGCTTGCATCGACACCGGCGCAACCCACCAATAATTCTGTCCAGGCTTGCCTTTAATCGCTTGCTCGTACAGCCACGCAATGCCGCTGACTGTCTTGCCGCTCTTAGTCGACGCCTCGATCAGCGAGATCCGGCGCGGATCGAACATAGCCGCGCTCTGCTTGGCGTAAAGCTTCGGCCTCTGGTACTTGAGCTTATGCTGAGCAGGCTCGATCATAGCCGCCACTGCCACCACGATCGCAGCGGTGGAGGCGCACCAGAAACTTCAGCCTCAACGGTGCCGATGCCTTCGCAGTGACAGCACTGCACCCGCGCAGGCTCAAGCTGCCCCAGCTCAGCATCTTCCTGGTACAGCCACAGCATGCGCTCGCCGTGGCAACATGGACATTCGACTTGCTGCACCGTTCAACTCCGGCAACGTGACAGGACGTAAGCTCTTCGGCCGCCCGCCCATTGAATAAGGTGAAGTCACTCGCGTGAGCGCACTGCGCATGAGCTGCAGCTTGATGGCTGTGAGTTCGGACTGGGGATCACGCACGGTTCAGCCCTTGAAGTCGAGCGGCTTGCCCTTTTTCGCCTCGCGCTGCCGGCGCTTGCGCTCAGCAGGCGAGAGCCCCGAGGCAGGGCGGCCCATCTTACGCTCCTCGACTTTCGAGACAGGCTTCTCGACTTTCGAGACATTTGGGACTTTCGAGACATCCGCCCCGACTTTCGGGACATCCTTTGCAACGCCCTTCTTGCCTAAGAGCAACTTGAGGTGCGGAGTAATCGCGCGCCGCTTCGGATTAGGCGCGGTCTGAATTAGAGGTGGGCTGTCCCAAGCGAGCCCGCGCTCCTTGAGCGTCTTGGCCCGCCCATCAGCATGAAACAGCAGCCCGTTACGCTTCTTTGCATCGCGGAAACACGGGCGCCCACACCAACCCATGCCGCAAAGATCGCACAGGCCAGTGGTTTCCATCACGCTGCCTCCTCGTCGCCGGGCACGTGCTCGATCTGCTTAATGTCCTCGGGCGCATCGGAATACACCTGCTCGCCGCGATCGTTGAGAATGGTGACATTAACCGTTGTTTCGCGCTGTCGCTGCGGTGGGGAAATCTGCACTGCCGACAGCCGTGGCGATTGGTACGGCGCCCGCAGGCCGAGGAAATCGCGGTACAGTTCGACTGCTTTGAAGTAGAGCTGTGGGCTCATGCCCTTGAGCACGTGGCCCTTGTCGTCGAATGGATTGAGCACTGCGGTTAGCCCTTCGAGCCAGCCGATTTGCTCATCCATATGCTCGGTGGCGACTTTGTAGTTAGCGGCCGCGAGCATGTTGCGTTGGGCGGTGATCTGCTTGTAGATGGTAAGCTTATCTAGGCGGCCTTTGGGCCTTCCGCGCTTCTTTTTAGGACCCGGCTTTCGGTGTTGTTTCTTGTAGCCGCTATCCATAGATTTCCAAATCCGCGTCCTGCTTTAGACTCTGGGCTGGCAATAATTCCCTAATCGCATGGCACCGGCACTTTGGCGCGTGCTCGTGCAATCAGATCGAGCACTTGGGGAAGATCGGTGCTTTTGTAGTCGTTGAAGAAAATTAGCTTGTCACGCGCACTCATGGACTTATGGCTGAGAAGTCCGGCCATCCGGGTAGGCAACTCACGCGCCAGTGCATTGTAGAATGGCTCTCTGCGCTCGCCTTTGTCAGTGCTCTGTGACACCGCCTCGACCAGACAGACGGCGAAGTCGTCATTGCCTTTAACGTACTTTAGGAACGAATCCTGGCACCAAGCGTGTTCGTTCTTGCCGATGCGCTCGGCCATGATGTCAAGCACGGTGGCCAAACGCTGATTGCGCTTGTCTATTTTGGGATCGTAGAGCATGGGATTATTCCCCGGCTTCCGCACTGACGCTGAATCGGATTTTGTCCCCGAAGGCTCCAGACAGACCAGCTTTGGCAAGATCCCTCAGGCAACAGCGAGCTTGAGCCAATCGCGTGGCGCGATGGTGACGCTACTGCCGCCAAGAATTTGAAGCAACACGGAAATGCGCTCTCTCCGCGTCCACTGGCAGATGCCCTGGAGCCCGACGAAGGTGCCGAGCTTGAACTCCACCACGTCACCAGCCCTGATCTGGCGGCGGTGCGGATGCCGCAGTTGTCCCGTTTTCTCGCGCAGTTTGAGGTGCTCGACGTCGCGATCCGGGAGCGAGCACGGCTGGTCATTGCCCAGCAGCCGGATCACGCCTCGGGTGTTGTTGATGGAGCGCCAAGAGTAGGCGTCAGGCTGTGATCGCAGGAATAAATAGCAGGGGAATACCGGCTCAGTGTCATCGATCACGCGCCCATTGCGGGCTCGCGTCACCTGCATTTGCGGGTAGTAGCTCTCGAATCCCTGGTCACCAAGCCCGCGTATCGCTACCCGTTCGCGCCCATTCTTGAGCTGAGCCACGTACCATTTGGCATCCATGCAACCCGATCTCCTACCCGGAGGTCGGTCCCGGTGGAGGAGGTGGTCCTCGATTCGGCCGGCGGCGTCAAGGCTTTATGCCAGGAAATAGCGCTTGGACGGCCTTGACGGCATCTCGGATTTCGCCGTCGGTGGGCCGGAACTCTAGCTGCACTACCAGCGCCGTCAGCCGCTCGATCTCATTAGCATCGCGCTCTGCATTGGCACGCAATCGCTCAGTATAGCGATTCAGCCGCTCGATCTCGGCCTCATAATGAAAGAGCCGTTGTTGGTCACCCGCACGCTCAGCGTTCAGCCGCTCGACCTCGGCAAGCGCGCGATCCCGCGCAAGCTCGCTCATTTCTAGCGCCGCGCGCAGACGGCTATTCGTTAGAGTAACTTCGTTGTAAGCGGCTTGGAGCGGACTGGTCATGGCTTCGACTCCAGCGCGCGGCGCTTGAACTGATCTGCTTTCCCAGGAAAGCCCAACTCATCAATCTCGTTGCAGACTTCCATGACCAGAGCCAGCAGCCGTTCGTTTTCAGCTTCCAATCGAGCACACTCCTGATCGGACGAACGCCACATGGCCTCCAAAATAGCAACGGTTCGCTTCATCGCACAGGCACCTGACACGCTGTGATGGTGAAGATCGATATGCCGATCGCCAGCACAAGCGACCACACCACGATCCGTTCTAACCAGTTCATGACAGCGCTCATCTCGAAAATGGCATGGCGAAGGACGTGCAGAACTCGGCCTTGCCGATCTTATCAAAAATGGTTCTCTTGATCTCGGTGACCGCCATCGGAAGCTCGCGCGGGTACAGTTCGCTGTACGCCTTTACCCATAACTTGACTTCAATTGGCACGAGCGCATAGCCCACGCAATTGGCATCGTACACCACCATCGCCGCTATTCCCTGAAGATCGTTCTCGGCCTTGGTGCCGCCCAATGCACCGAAAGCAAACAGTGTTGCGACGCAGACCATAAGCGGCTTCATCTCAGCAACTCCTCGCGAACATCAGACTTCTCAGCCGCAGTGAAGGCACGAATTTGCTGCGCGACTCGCAGCGGATCGACACCACTCTCAAGCTGGCGCGCAATGTTGTCGAGCAAGTCGAGGAGCACGGCTTGGGCTAGTTCCCCGAGGTGCACGGTTATCCCTGAATGCTTTGCCATGGTCATTTCCTCTTCATTAGTTCGTTCACGTCATCGACGCTGATGCCGTGCTTGATCATCGTGAGCAGCAACATCGCCACCACCACCGGCGGGCCATAAGCGGCGTAGCTCCGCGAGGTGCGGTCGGTGAGGTTCAAGAATTCCCCCGCCTGCCTCTGGTTAAGGCCGAGCGCAGCGATTGCTTTTCGGTAACCGGTGCTCGTCATGCCGGGCAGCATACCGGAACCGTTTTCCTGTGCATAGAATTATTGGTTGTCGCAGTTCGTGCCGCACTTGCGCAGGTTGGCGCAGCGCGTGACTGGCCATCTTCGCTTGCGCCGGCCATCCGAGGTGGTTAGATTCCGCTTGTGGGTGACTCCACATTTGGCTTGTTGCAAGCAGGCCAAAAAAAAGGCCCCGCTGAGCCAGAAGCTCGCGGGGCCTTGGTGGTTATGGGCATTCCATCACTTCTTCCTGGGCATCGATTAGTTCGAATTTGAGCCAGTGAAGCAGCCAGTCACGCCGAGCTTCGAGCGTTAGTTCGGGCCATTCATCGTCGCCCATACCGCTAAAGATGTTGGCGGCGGTGTCGCCGGTCTTGATGCCGAGCGCCCGCATGATGGGTGTCAGCGCGACGTCGAGCGTTTCGGCGCGCAGGGCATGGGCTAACAAGTTCATTTTCTACTTCTCCTGTTTCTGTAAACGTCTGGCCTTGTCGTCAATTGCGTCAAGCTTGAGCAGGATTTGCAACGTCTCAGCGCAGTTGTCGAAGCTCTCGCGGATGACATCGATAATCTCGTCCGCTGCACTAAGCTTGCTCGCAGGCACAGACACGAACAACGTGCCCAGCACCACGCCCTCCGGCGTGGCGATGGTTAGCTTTACATGTCGGTTCATGATTGCACCGCCTGCTCATTCAGCAGCTTGATAATGACGCGATCGAGTGCCTCGATCTCGCGGGCGTAGCTCGCAAGTGTCATCGCCCGTTCACTGGGGCGAATCTGCTTCTTGCTCGTTTGCCAGTATTTATAGGCTTCGGCCTTGTTCTTGCGCAGCCCTTTAATGGTTGCGAGAACTTCATCGTTGTTCATTTGAGTGACTCCCATTTGAGTGCCGTGCGGTGCAAGCCCGCGCGGGTGTGTTCGTCGTGAACACTGTGACACGGCGGGACTTACCGCCGTGCTCAGTATTCAGTGGGCGCCGACATCAATGCCAGCCGCTCCCCAAGGAGCATCGGCAAGATATCTGCGAACCTTGTCGGGATAGCCCGTCGCTGCGAACAGCACCGGACAAGCCGGAGGCTCGGTGGAATTCAAATCTTCGAATTCCATATCCGTAAAGCAAACGATCAGAGAGCAATCGTCAGCCTGCTCGGCCACATAATCGAACAGCGGACGCAAGCGCGTGCCGCCACCACCACGGGGATCGAACTCGATCTCGTCGCCCGTGCGCCAAGTGTCGACGCGAGTGACTTGCGTGTCACCGTACACGGCGATCACCTCATCAATCGCACCGTCATCAAGCGCGGCCTGCGCTTCGTTCCTGATACAAGCCAGCGCGATGGTGTCCATCGATCCGCTCGTATCGATCAGAAACGCAACCCGGTTGATACCGTCCCGCCGCTTGCCGGGAAGGAACAAGCCAGCCCCGACAAAGCGTCGGTTCGGCCGGTTCCAAGTCTCGACTTGCAGCGAGCCTTGATCGAACCAAGCGCGGAGAACTTCGCGCCAGTCCTGGCCAGGATTGTTGGCCCGTTCGATGTCGCGGGAGACATGACCCGGAAGCTGCCCGATCGCTTTCGCCATCGAAGCCGCCTGCCGTACCGTGCGTTCCCACTTCTGATCGATCTCAGCGAGATCGCCAGCGTCTTCAGCCGCGTCGAGCACCTCACCGCAGCGGCCGGGATCACCGGACGATTGCGGCTGGCCCTCGCCGGGCTCACCATCAGCGTCGCCGTCAGCGCTGCCCGTGCCTTCGCCCGTGCCGTCGCCTTCCGCTTCGCTGTCGCCAGCGCCTTGGCCGCCGTCGGTTTCCTCATCGCCGTCGTCGGCCGGGCCTTCACCCTTGCCTTCTTCGTCGCCGTCTTCACCGTCGTCGCCTTGGCCCTCGTCGCCTTCCTCGTCACCTTCCTCGTCGGAAGCTTCAGGCTCGTCGCCCTTGTCCTCGTCGGTGTCGGCGTCGTCGCCCTCATCCTCACCCTGTTCGGGCTCAGGCTCGGGCTGCGGCTGCGGCTTGTTGTTCTGTTCGTCAAGCTCGCGCATGCGGTAGATATCCTCGGCGCTCATGCCTCGGAATCGCTCGTCAAGCAACGCCCATGGCGGAACATCAAAGCCCTCGTCCTTGAGATCGATATTGATCCCAAAGTCGGTGGCCTCATTCCACTTTTTCGGATCGCGATCGCCGCGACGCGTACCATGGTGGCGCGCATCGTGTTCGCTCTCATGCGCTTGCACAAACTCAAGACGTGCCTGCGTCAGTTCAGCGATGAAATCGGGATTCCAGAAATGCTTCTTGCCGTTCGTCGCGGCCGTCGGAACGTCATGCGAAAGAACGGGCTCAACATTCGACACCAGTACGCCGTAAAAACGGCGGGCCAATATCAGCGCGGAGCGCGCCTTTAGGACACGATCCATCGCATGTTTGTCGTTATGCATTTGGTGACTCCGTATTAAATTGCCCCGTTGCAGCGGGGAATGTTGCAGTCCGCAACACTATGATGGGCCGCGCTTTCGGACGGCCCACTTAGTATCGCTCTCGTTCTTTGGTACTCTCCGAGGCAGTGGCTCGCGAGCACCAGAGTATCATCAGCCGAGGAATTTGGCCACCTCGGCCACGATCTCGTCAGCGCTTTTGGCGACTGTCTTGGCAGCTTCGTCATTCTTCCGCAGCTCCTTCGCATCTTCCACGCATAGCTCCTTAGCAATGCGGTTGGTGATAGCGGTGAGCTTCGGATCGTCAGTCAGATTGAAGGCAGGCAACAAGTCAGCCAAGTCGCGCACGTTGTTGACGAGCGAGTCGAGATAGAATTTGCGCTCGCCTTTCTGCTTGGTCTTGGCCGTTTGCTCGTTCAACTTCTTGGCCATGTGGCCGACCAGCTCGGTGATCTCAACGAATGTTTGTTTCATTGCATCGTCAAGCACCTTGCCGGAAGTCTCGCTCATCTCGCGTTTGATGTCCGCGAGCGTGTCGGGATCAAGATCGGTGCGGAAGTCCTCTGCGTCTGGCAATGGCAACACGTTCAATTCAAGCTTGAACTTGTTGCGGATGTCGTTCGCTGACGGATAGTCCGCTTCTTTGAACAAGCCGTTCAAAGATTTCTTCCGCTCTTCAACGAAGCTCGGATAGCCGGCGCAGAACGCATCAGCCGCAATCTGAAACTCACGCTTCAAGTTACGGAATGCGTCAGTGAACTTCGAGTAGAGCGCGTTTGGCAGAATGCGCGGACCCTCGTCCGCCCACGGCCGCGTCATGCTGTAGTGCAAGCTCCTGGCACTCGAAACCAGCTTGTTGACTTCGGCCAAGTGCTCGGCCTCGATCAAGAGCTTGTTGTATCGCCCGGCGTCCTTGGCCGCGTTGTGCGCGCGGTTAACTTCGTCGGTGACCTTGCGATCCAACTTTCGCGCCGTCCACTGCGAGATATTCACAGAGACAAGCACCGCCTTTCGAGAGAGCGGCGTTGCGATTTTGATTGGTTTATTCATTGTAGTGACTCCAGTGAGGGACGCCAATTTGCAAGAGGCGTAGCGTTCGAATGAACACTGTCGAAGGCAGCACGCGGCTGCCTTCTGCGCTGTTCACGGGTAGGCGTAGCGCTTTGGCTTGTATTTCATTTTGTAGTTGGGATCGTAGGACGACGAGAACGGCCGACCGACTGCGTTCAAGCGCGGGGCAACTTTCTTCGTCGCCTTCGGCTTGCTCACGCGGTAGCCATTCGCCTTTACAACGGCGATTGCTTCGTTGAGTGACATGGTGGTGACTCCTAAGAGTGCCCGCTTGCAAGGCAGGAGCGTTCGGATAAACACTGTCGAGGGCCGCAACGCGCGGCCCTCTGCAGTACTCACTGGACCGTTAAGTCCTGGTTGGCTACCGCCCACTTTCCATAGGCAGTGGTGTCCTTGAGGCTGGCATCGCGGCCAGTCGCATCAGTCACGACAAGCACTTCCGACTCCCGGTTGAGCCGTTTGGCATACCGGATGATATTCGGGAAATTCTTGCGCGTGGCGATGCGGCCGAGCCCGGTGCAGACCGCGTAACGGCAGCTCGGTTCGGTGGGAACCTTAGCGCCGTCTGGATCAGCGACGATATCGTCGAGCGAACCGAGTGACCGGTAAAGCTCGATAAAGCCGTCCAGCTCCGCCGCAACTGCGTCACCAACGTGAGCAGCAAACAAACGCAGCCGATGTTCTGTCGGCGCGTTGACATACTTTGCAGCTTTCGTCAGCGAGCGCGGTGTCGGGAACGCGTTCTCGTCGCCCTTCGGCATCATGTGCAGCAACTCGCGCCGCAGCCGAACGAAAGCGACAACCTCGGGCGCAACCTTGTTAGCGTTCGCCCACACGCACCATGCGTTTACATCAGGCATGATGAACAAGTGCGCGAACCGGTTTCGCATGTGCGTCGGCATACGCTGAGCGGCCGCCCGATCGGATACCCGGTTGCCGGCAGCGATGACGCGCCAGCCCGGAGGCAAGCGATAGTCGCCGATGACGCCGTAAAGTATCAAACCACCGAGAACGCCTTGCATCTGGGGAGACGCTTGGTTGATCTCGTCGCAGAACAAATAGCCGAATTCGCCATCACGTTCTGCCTGCGGAAGCTCGGCGGGCACCAACCACTTCGTTGTGCCCGTCGCCGGATCAGCGATTGGAATACCGCGCAAGTCGACAGTCTCACGCAACGCCGCGTGAAACTCGATTACCTTGCGCTGCTTCTTGGCGCCGAGTTGGTGCACGATGTCAGACTTGCCGATACCGGGCTTGCCCCACATCATGACCGGATCACCGGCATCAGTGAGGATTTCCAACATCACCGCCGCGTCAGCGATGGTGATTTCATGCTCTAGAATAAGAGACATTGAGTGACTCCGTTAGAGAGGGACACCGTTGCAAGCGGCGAGCATTCAGAGATGAACACTGCGGGACCGCGCTCGAAAGCGCGGCCCGACGGCATTCACTTCGTATAAGGGTTGGTGCGGATGTGATCGCCAGGATTGAACGGCGGACATGTACCCAGCGAGCACGGCCCGAACCGCTGTAGATATTGCTCGGTTTGAATTTGCCGAGTCAACGGATCGGGAGTGGAGCAGAGCGCAGAGCATACGAGCCCCACGCAAACGACTGTGCAGTACATGGCCCATTCACTTTCCGTTTCGAGCCACGACTTTCACTGTCGTAACTTCGGTGACGTTGGTGTGGGCGCGAATGAACTGCGCGGTAAGCTTCTCGCGTACCGCTTTCATGTCGAGCGTGCCACGCTCAGCGATGCTGACGGTGGCGCGGTAGAAGTCGCCCTCGTAAGCGCCCGCGCCGTTGTCGACGAGCACGCCCTTGAGCAACTTTTCTTCGGCTATCAACTCGGCCTTTTGCGCTAGAATGACGCCGAGCCGATCGATAGTCGTGGTGAGATTGGTAGTAGTCATGATGGGGACTCCGTTGGTTTGAGAAACGCCGTTGCAGCGACGTGCACTGAATTCCGAAACGGCGGAGCGAGCCGCCGCTTGGGAATGCACCGCCTTGCAAGCGGTGCAATTTCGTTATTGGAGTCGTGCGCAGATGTTTTTTGTCCCGAGGCACAAGCGCGTCAGCAGCACGCGATCAAATCAGGGCCAACTACAGCGGCCGCAAAGGGCACTCGCCGGCAACTTGATCGACTGATAGCCACCAGGGCGCGACGCGTCGCACCTCGGGTTATTCTGCGATACACGGCCCCTGGAAGTCTGCCGTCAGGCTGCGGGAGCATTTCGAAATAAGGCTGATCTGGCGATCGATGCCGACAGGGCCGCTCCCGGTCCTTTCCCGCCCGTCTCGGGGGCCATTTGCGGCCGCATGCGATGGGGCAGTCCAAGTAGTATAGGAAACTGCTTCCTAAATATCAAGCTTGAAAGCAATAATTGGCAACGAAAACACCAGCAATATCAACGCCATTTTAATTATTTTGGCAGGTTAACTCCGCTGCTTTGGCGAGCCCGTGGGGAGCCCGTGGGCGTCATTTTCGAGCCTGCTCGGGGCTGGACTAGCGGGGCGCCGCTGCGCCTCACCGGTGGCCTCCCCAGCCCCGCCAGAAGGCCGAATTCCCTACTCCTCCGCCGTATCCGGCAAAAATTGGCTAGTGATCTTCGGAGCTGCCCCCGGCCGGCCCGACTCATGACGTCCTCGGACTGCGCGCCCGAGCGGCGTCACCACGTAGCGCGCCGGCGAATGGCCTGTGCATTGCACGAGCCGATGCTGCATCAGCACCCGCAGCGTGCGCGCCTGAAACCTGCGCGGCCATGCCGCGAACCGGCCGCCGCTGTACTCCACCCACGCCAACACTTCACGCTGCGTGGGCGTCAACTTGATCCGCTTGCTGGCTGGTATCCGAAACAATTTGAGCTGCAATTCAGTCATGCTCATCGGCCGCCTCCTGCGCCGTCCGCCACTCGGCGAGTCGCCGCGCTGCATCACTATGCAACGCCATGACGCAATTCCAACAGACGCAGTCGGCTTCGTGTGGCATGTCCACAAGATTGAAGCTCTCGCGCATGATCAAAGGCAGCAACACGTTTGCAGCTTTCCAGATCGACGCCGCATCGGCACGTGGAAAGGACTTCCACAGCTCGTTGGTGAGCTTGATCCGAAATGCCTGCAGCTTGTCTGGCGTCACTTCTTTTTCTTTTTCTCTAAGGCCCTTGCAAGGGCTGTGGCTAAATCATTGAGCTTCAGATGCACACAGAGCATCTGATCCTTCATTTCAACCAGCGTCTTTTCGATCTGTTGCAAACTCTGGGCATCAGCCCGCAATGTGGCAATCAGCGTACCCAACTCTTCGGCTGTCATAAGCAACCTCTACACTTCACCAGTCAGTATCCGCGAGCCCGAGGATGGCGTACCCCATCGAGAGTCCCTTATAGGGCGCGATGGTGCCGACACTGCCAAGGCCGCGCAGCACATACGTCACCCGCTTGTTGATCTCGCGCCCGGTGTAGCGATCCCCATTCGGCTCCCACTCGCGCAACACCACATGATCACCAACTTGAAAGTCGCGATCATTTTTCCGAAGCTCGAATTGCTTCTGGCCCGACAACACAGGCTCAAAAAATTCGGGCCACGATTTCAATGTGTGGACAGTCATAGCAGCCGCTCGGATTCCGCCAGCTTTTCATAATCTTCGGCGATGGCCTCCATTATCGCAATCCTGCGCTTGGCCTCGCTTGGATCAATGCCGGTGCGCGCGTAAACCGTCCTGCGCATCTTCACCTCGCGCATGGCTTCGATGTATTTCTCCTCAGCGGTAAAGCTCATGCGTGCCCCGTCACATCGGGTTGGCCTTCGAAGCGCTTGAGCTGCTCCTTCAACATCACCACGATGTCCTTGCGATCAGCGTTGCTGATGTAGTTGGCGCGGCCGCCTTCGGTTACTTCGTTGAACGGAAACACCATCAGCACGAACCCCGTCTTGCGATCCTTGCCTTTCGCCCCTCCGTTGAACGTCTCGTCGATAACGCTCGCTATGGCTTTCATCTGTTTGATGTAGGCCGGCTCAATTGGTGCATCACCTAATCGCTCTGCCATCACTGTTCGTCCTGTGTCTTCGCGAGGATTTTGTAGCATTGCGGACAATAGGAATATGCGCCGATGCCGCCTCCCGCCATGCCGTAGGCCACCTCGGCAGGCACTTTGCAATCCGGGCACTCGTCGGGATGAACCTCGGGAAGTTCAGGATCTTGCTCTGAGAAGTCGAGATGAAATTCAGGTTCGTCACTCATTGCGTCTTCTCCCCGCAAGCCAAGGTAATGCTGCGCGGATCGTCACTCCGCCCAGCCGTGGTAATCACCGTCGTGAGACCGCAGATATTGCACTTGACCATATAAAATCCGATCCGCTTCGCCGGATAGGGCAACTCCGACTTGCACGCCTTCGTCGCGCCTTGGGATAGATCGATGTCAATGCCGAGAGGATAGGCCGGATTCGGCGCGCACTGCGGTTCGTGCTTGCGATCAATCCATTTGATGTCGAAGTCACCCATCATCAGCGCATCTCCTCCTTCACCGTCTTAAAGTCGCGCGCATCAGGCCACCTGTCCTCCTTTGCGGCCAACTCATCCGCCTTCCCAAAGCATTTCAGACACATCCACCATTCGTCATCAGTATGATTCCCATAGCTGCCAAGCGTCTCATAGAGCTTCCCACAGATGTCGCACGTGAGCTTCTTTTGGGACATCAGCGCATCTCCTCCCAGTCCTCGTCTTTCATCAAGGTGTCACGTGCCCGATCGATGATCGCCTGCTCACGCTCGCTCAACGCGCCGCTGTCGTGGCCGTTGCCATGGCCATTGCCGTTCGTCTTCCGTTGCGCCTTGCGTCGCGCGTAATTCTGTTTGCTCTTCCACTTCTCCGTCGAGTCAAAAATATAAGTCATCAACTCCGGACATGGCGAGGTGATCTTGTCCTCGTATTGCAACCGAGGAAACGTCACGCCGTAGATGTCCTTGAACTTCATGTTGGGCCACCATTGATTGTAGCCCTTCTTGCGCCCGTACCAGACGAGCTGCCCGAACACGTACTCCTTGCCCGGCAACTGCTTGCGCAACAGCGCCATGTCCTCACCCGGCTTGATCTCACGCAACGTGCCGCGCTCGACCGCAACCGCCTCGACATGCTGCTCGACCTTGTGCCCACAGTGCGGACAGACCGCAACGCGCGGCGGTTTCATCAGATGACACGCTGGGCATTCCTTCGGCAGTAGCACTGCCTGCACTGGCACCTTCGTCTTGCCGTCGTCGAGCGTCGGATGATAGCCGTATATCTCGTCAACGAATCCGAGCCGAGCCGTCGTCGTTGAGTGATCCAGGATCAGCAAGTCTTCCTTACCGCCCGCCGCACGCAGTCCGCGTCCCACGTTCTGCACAAAACGGATATCGCTCATAGTCGGCCGCGCATACACGATGCAGCTCACCTCAGGCCAATCAACACCGAGCCCGATCACATCAACATTACAAACCACCTGCACATCGCCAGCAAGCATCCGTCGTCGCACTTCGTTGCGCTCGCTCAGCGGTGTGTCGCAATCAAGATACGCCGCCCCTACAGTCGCCTCATTGAACTCCTTGGTGAGCTGATCAGCATGTGCGCGTGAGCAGCAGAAACACACTGTCGGCCGATCCTGCGCCAGCTCTAGCCATGTCTTGACGATGTTCGCCACCAGCTTCTTCGGCCGCATGATCTCGTCAAGATCGGCAGCCACGAAGTCAGTCACGCCCGTGGTGTCGATTGCCGATCGCACGCCAGTAAGATCGGGCATGTCAGGTGCGAACGTTCGGAACGACACCAACACCTTGGCGTCGATCAGCGCCTTGATGTTGTTGGCAGTGATCATCTGTTCGTAAAGCCTGCCCAGTCCTTTCGTCCACGGCGTCGCGGAGAAGCCAATGAACGGCACCTTCAGCCAGTCCGGGCTCAGCATCCACTCGGGAAATATCTTGAACCATCGATGCACTTCGTCCACCAACACCAGATCAGCGCTCGGCATCTTCCGTTCTTTCCAGCGGTGTTGCAGCGTCTGAATGGACGCCACCTGGACGGGCCTGCTCCAATCCGTCATCGGGTGTTGAGCTTGGATCACGCCAACATCCATGATGCCCTGCGCCGCTAGCGCAATCACCGTCTGATCGACCAGCGAGATCGCCGGCACCGTGATTAGCGTTTTCTTATCCTTCTCCCGCGCCCGGCTGACGATGTCGGCGAGGATCACCGTCTTGCCCATGCCCGTCGGGCCTGAAACCACGACTCGCCGCGTCTCCCGCATGGCACCGCGTAGGTTCTCGATCGCCTCAGTCTGATCGGTGCGGAGTGTCTTCATCAATCCATCCATTTCCTTTGAGAGAGTGTTCTCTAAGAGAGCTTTCTGCTCGGCTACGAATCCTTCTAGAGTCCTCCAACACCCGGATGAGGCTCAGCTACCATGAGCTGAGAAGTCATCCGGTGCTGGGGACGACTGTCCCGCCCTTACGGGCACCTATGACGGTCGTCACTCCGCCACGGTCCATGGCCACATGATTTTGCTATCGGCGCCCTGCGGCCAGCACTCCCTCCGAGAGGGCGCTCACACCCGGCTCCGCACCGCCTCACAGGGCAGTGGACCGAGGAGGCGGCAGTGGGCGTTCGAACACCAGACCACCGCCTCCCGGCCTCCTTCCCGGCGACTCTAGGGTCCAGGCGCCTCCGACCGTATTGCTCAGGGCTCATCGCCCATCTGTTGACCGGCCTCAGCATCCCTCAGATCGCCCTAGATGGTCCGGGCGCTGGCCGCCTCTCTACCGACGTGCGGCACGTTCGAGGCTCCAGCAAACGCAAAAAGGGCCACCAGCTTTCGCTAGCAGCCCGTTAATGTCGCAAATCAGACACAACACTTTGTGGACAGGGCATAACCCTGTGCACAAAATCTTGCGCGGAACCGAATCGCAATGTAGGTATTGTGCATCGGCACCTGCCTCACAGGTGTTCGAGGAGCGCAGCAACCCGCCTTAGAATAATAGGTTGCTCGCGTTAAAGGCCCGCCGGGGTTCGCCGCCCGAGCGGGCCTTCTCTTTGAAAACGATTCGGCCGTTAGAGTCGAGTCCGATTGCTTACGTTCTCCCCGCTATTCTCGGAGGACGCTCACGGGGCGTGGTACTCTCATCGTGGGTGGCTCACTCTCTTGCGTTGGTGCTCTCTACTGCGCAGGCTCGCTCAGCTTCTGTGGTGCTCTCAAACGGTATGGCTCGCTCCGGCGATCTGGTGCTCTCGCGCTGGTTGGCTCGCTCTTGTGGTTTGGTCCTCTCGATCGACGTGGCTCGCTCATGCGCAATGGTGCTCTCGCGGTCGATGGCTCGCGCGGTCAGCTTGGTACTCTCGATCGCGTTGGCTCGCTCGGCGGGTTTGGTACTGTCGTTCGGCGTGGCTCGCTCCGCCGATATGGTGCTCTCAGACTTCACGGCTCACTCAGCTTGCTTGGTACTCTCCGGCGGGAAGGCTCGCTCGTCTGATGTGGTGCAACTCCATCAGCATGGCTGAAACGCTCGGCCGACTTGGTGCTCCCTTGGCTACTGGCTCGCTCACTGCGCTTGGTGCTCTCATCATACGTGGCTAGCGCTCTGATCATATGGCACGCTCCCTGCCGATGGCTACGCTCGGCCCGCTTGGTACTCTCTCACACCCTGGCTCACTTATTCCTTTTGGTACTCTCTTCGTCATTGGTTCGCTCACGCTTTTTGGTACTCTCGCGTTTTCCGGCTCGCTCATGTTCAATGGTACTCACCCGGCCGAAGGCTCGCTCATATGATTTGGTGCACTCCTCTTACAAGGCTCGCTCATTTTTCGTGGTACTCACAATCGCCGTGGCTCGCTCGCGCGTAGTGGTGCTCTCTCTCGCCCTGGCTCGCTCTCCTTGCTTGGTGCTCTCCTGTGACTTGGCTCGCTCTGATCGTAGGGTACTCTCGTCTGGTAAGGCTCGCTCTTAAGCGATGGTGCTCTCTGTGGCTGTGGCTGCGCTCTGGCGTGATGGTGCTCTCGTCCTGCATGGCTCGCTCATCTTATTTGGTACTCTCGACGCGCATTGGCTCGCTTACTTCGTGTGGTGCTCTCTGCGGCGATGACTCGCTCCGTCGCCATGGTACTCTCGTTACCGCTGGCTCGCTCCTACGACATGGTACTCGCAAGTTCTGTGGCTCGCTCGCTTGGCATGGCGCTCTCATCAACGGTGGCTCGCTCTCTTCATATGGTGCTGTCGCTACCCATGGCTCGCACGGCTCGCTTGGTACTCTCTTGGGAAGTGGCTCGCTCAAATCGCATGATGCTGTCCTGTCTTGTGGCTACGCTCATTCACCATGGTGCTCTCATCGTCTTTGGCTCGCTCCTCCGACAGGGTACGCTCGTCGATCTTGGCTACGCTCTCCTATGTTGGTACGACTCTGCTCATTTGGCTACGCTCTGAGCAGATGGTGCTCTCTTGGGCTCTGGCTCGCTCGCTCATTTTGGTACTCTCAGTGAGCATGGCTCGCACGTCGAGGATGGTGCTCTCGCGCTTTATGGCTCGCTCCTCATATATGGTACTCTCAGCTCCCTCGGCTCGCTCGCTTTTTGTGGTGCTCTCTTACGGTTTGGCTCGCTCTCTAGCCTTGGTACTCTCGCGTTTTCTGGCTCGCTCGCACAATGTGGTGCACTCTTGCTCCTTGGCTTAACGCTCGGCTCGCTTGGTGCTCTCAAAGATCATGGCTTGCTTTGTCAACGTGGTGCTCTCATCTCCCATGGCTCGCTCTTCGGCTCTGATGCTGTCGTTCTACATGGCTGAAACGCTCGGCTCGCTTGGTACTCTCGTGTAGAATGGCTCGCTCGTTCCTATAGGTACAGTCAGCCGCAGTGGCTCGCTCATCGAGGATGATGCTCTCGTCTCGTCTGGCTCGCTCCTCACGCGTGATGCTCTCAAGTGTTCTGGCTCGCTCCGCCTATGTGGTGCTCTCTAGGTCCGTGGCTCGCTCCATGATCGTGGTGCTCTCTGTCCGTGTGGCTCGCTCGACTTCGATGGTGCTCTCAAACCCTATGGCTCAATCATGTGTCCATGTCCGAGCTGCGTAATCGCGTATGGCTTGGGGGGCTCCTTGCCCAATTCCAATCTAAACCACTGAGCATGCATGTGGGAGAGAAAAAGCTTCACCGCCCACCGACGTGCACGCCCATCGATCTGTGCCGGCGGCAGCTTCCCACCGAGCAGATGTTTGTATGCGTCGGTGCTCTTGTTGAACTTCGGCAACAGCGTCTTCGCCAGCTCAGCGTTCTCGCCTGAGTCGTTGCGCTCGACTTCAAACTTTTTCCGGGCAAGGTAGAACTTACCATAGCGGCATTCGTCGCGGCCTGAGAATTTCATGAAGCTCTGCCCGATGTGCCAGCACAGCGTCTTGAGCTGAGTATTCCACGGCCGCTTCTGGCCCTTCTCCCACTTCACCGTCGGATCAAGTCCGGCAAAGCGCCAGATGTGACCCACGGTTGGAGTGCTGTCGTCGATCTCAATATGCGCGAGCAGCCCGGCCGCGATCACCGGGCCGATTCCGTAAACTCCTTTCATCCAAAGGCCGATCTTGCTGGCGTCGGAATACGAATCGAGGGCGCGCTTGATTTGTCCTTCAAGCGTGACGTTCTGATCGAAGAACCACTGAAGGACGGCGTGTGGCTCCTCCTTCATAGAACGCACTTGGTTGGCCGATCGCTTCCGATCGTCTTGAATGATGTAATACGCATCAACGAGGAATCGCGCTTCGTCTCGCGTCATTGTCGCGGCGGCGTTTCGTAGATCACGCGTTAAGGCTTGGACTGCTGCAACGTCTGTCATTTTCGCTCTCCTGTTCTGGTACTCACTGTAGTTATGGCTCGCTCTTGACTATTGGTGCTCTCGGCTCGCTTGGCTCGCTCCTGATTTTTGGTACTCTCATGGGACATGGCTCGCTCAACTTGCATGGTGCTCTCTTCGCGCTTGGCTCGCTCACTCGTTTTGGTACTCTCGCTTCAAGTGGCTTAACGCTCGTCTTGTCTGGTACTCTCACAGGACATGGCTCGCTCGCTCAAAATGGTGCTCTCACTTTCTCTGGCTACGCTCTGCCACTTTGGTGCTCTCAACTTTCGTGGCTCGCTCGTCGGACGTGGTGCTCTCACTAATCTTGGCTCGCTCGTCTATTATGATGCTGTCCGTCTGCTAGGCTCGCTCGCCTTTTCGGGTACTCTCAGTTCTGGTGGCTCGCTCAACTTGGATGGTGTTCTCGTTTTTTTTTTTGGCTCGCTTTCCCTTACTGATTTTTTTACTCACACGCGCCTTAAATTCTGGATCGGCCCATTGCTTTTTGCTTCGCTCGCTCTGCTCACTGAGTGTCTTGGTGTTCTCGAGTCTCGCCTTACTAATCTTCTTTGCCACGCGCTTTTTGAACTTGGGATCAGCCCATCGTTTTCTATTCAGTTCACTTAGCGCGGCGCTCTTTTCTGGCGTCCATAGAGCTTTTTGCCGCGCACGATATTCCGGGTCCTCCCAACGTTTCTTATTGAGTTCGGACATCTGTGCGCGGCCTTCTGGCGACTGCACCCATTTTCGTAACGCCGCAAGTTTCTTTACTCGGTAAAATGGATTGCGATAATTCCTGATTGCTGCAGCTCGGCTGCTTTCGGTTACGAGGGCGCGGTACTCCGGATTCTGCCACAGCTCTTTCGATAGCTTACTTATCCGCGTTCGCTGCTCCGGTCTCATCATCTGTTTGCGTGAACTCTTTGAACGCTTTGCTTTTGACAACGGCTGAGCGAATGCGATACGGATCTTGAAGCCGACTCGCTTTTTGTATTCCGGATCGGCCCAGCGCTTCTTATTCGCCTCGGTCGTCAAGGCACTAATCTTCTCGCGAAACGCCGGATCATCCCATTGTTTCTTGGCCGTCTTGCGAGTGCGCTCACTGTGCTGCTGTCGAAATTCGGCGTACTCTGGAGCCGTCCACAGTTTCTTATTGTGCTCTATCATCCAGGCGTGATGCTCTTTGGTGTTGGCCTGCTGTCGTGATTTCTCCGACAGGTGAGCACGCATGGCAGGATCACGCCACATCTTGAGCGAGCGTTCGCGCATGACTTCCGGCGTCGCCAACTTTTTCATCAGTTTACTCTGACGCTTTTTCCACTTCGGCTGCGCGTTGCGATGTGTGGACGCGCAGCTATAAGTGCAGAACTTCCGCGTGAGGCGCTCGTACTTACCGAGCATGAACCATTCGCCGCACTGCCGACACTTCTTATGAGTAGGACGTTTTGCCATCTCACTTTCCTCGCACCTTCAGCCGCCAGCGATCGAGCGAGTAATCTTGCGACGAGTAATCTTGCGGCTGTTCTCTCGGCAAGCTGTCGATGTGCGTGCCATGTTGCCATTCGTGGCAATGCGGATCGCTGGCTCGGCCGAGAGATTCCAGCGAATTCTTGACGAGAGGCACGGGCAAGTTTTTTCGTATTGTCCGCATCACTTGCCTCGCACTTGCCCGCCCTGCACCTTGCCACGCGCACCGTACATCTCGATCTTCTCCAGCCCGCTCGGCGGACTCGACGACGGGCTGATAGTCTCACACGCGATCGACATCGGGATGTTGTGCCGCAGCTTAGTCTGCGCTCCGCGTGCTTGCAGCTCCTCGCCGATCTTGCGCAGGACCTGTTGCTCCGACTGGCCATGGGTGTTGGCGTCCACTGTGATGTGGAAGCGATGCGTCGGCGCCAGCGGTGCGTCACGCTGCGAGCGCACCGAGACTTTGGCCTGCGGATAATACTGGCTCGTCTCTGCTACAAAGCACGGCGGCTTGATCTTCGAACTCTCGCAGCGCGTCCGCGAGGGCGGCAGATTCAATTGCGTGGTGACGACATCATGCGCCTGCTCGTGACTCTCAGCCACGACGATAACCTTGCCAGTCTCCACCAAGCCGGAGACGTGATTGGTAATGTAGTCCACGCGAAACATGTGCGCCATTCAAACCCCCAATGACATCGCCTCAGCCAACGAAGCGAACCTGTGTGCCTTCAGGAATAAACTAATTTCCTCGCTCTCTCGCGCCCTGTCCTTGGTCTGTGCTGCCTTCTTATATTTGAGCTGGGCATTCGCCATCCACTGCTCCGGTGAGGCCATCAACGCGAACACCCACTGCGCGTCCGTGCCTTCACTAACCGCGATCCATCGCGGTGTCTTACCGAGGGCTGCAATGATCTCCATCGGCGTGCCTGCCGGCAGCCGGTGAAGATACTCATGCTCAGTCAGCATCTGCTTCAGTTGCCGCGCCACCTCGGTCTCAATGACGTGCAGAAGCGCCATGCGCAATGCGGCAGCGCCGATTCCGAACTTGGTCGGGCCGCCGGCCTTCTCGATCTTGCCATGTACCATCAAAGTCGCGTCATGCTTCGTTGTCTTACCTTCTCTTGCTTTGATGCTGAGCACGTGATGCACGGCGTCGATCAATAATTGGGGTGCTGTCATGAACGCGCGTCCCAGGCGCGGTCGAGATCAGTCAACCAACGCAACGCCTTCTTAATCACCGAGGCTTCGTCCTCGCTCCACAATTGATGGGGGAATGCGTAGTCGAGAAACTCCCGTCCGGTGAGGTGGATGTTGCCGAGATGGTTGAGCGCGTCGCGCACGCCGAACACCATGGCCCGACGCTCCTGCCCTTCCTTGGCTCTAGCTGGATCAGTGCCGAAATAGATGTTGCCATCGCTGGCAAAGACGGGACGGCCTTCTTCCTTCGCTAGCTGATTAGCTGCCTTCGGCGTCGGCAGCTTGTGCTTGGCAATGATCTTCTTGGCTTCCGGAGGAGCAATGTGCTCACCACGTTCGGCTCTACCGAACACTTCCTGTCGAGCCGATTCCGGCACCTCTTTGGCAATCAGCAGTCGCATAACCTGCTGGCTCATTTTGATGCGTCCATGACTGCGATGGGCAAGCTTCTTGTGCACTCGCAGTAGAGAAATGATCTGGCCGGTAGAGAGGCCAGTCTGCTGTCGCGCCCAGAAAGCGAAACCCGGCCGACTATCTGGCCGCTTGGGATTGGGCGGGAAAGTCTCCGCCGCCATGCTCAGCTCAGCCGCCAGCGCCAATGTGTTCTCCGTCCAGTCGTGCATCAGCTCCTTGATGCGCTTAGCGAAGACAGCACGCGACGGCATAATGTTGTGCCCCTTCTCGGCGATCTGTTGATGTAAACTCATGTCGTCCTCCCTAAACCGGAACCACTAAGCCAGCATCGATCGCGCGCCGACGGGCGCCACGATAAGTCCGCTTTCGCCGCACGCGCGGCCCCTGAGCCACAGGCACACGATCAGCCACACGTCCCGGACGTCGCTGACGCGGTGGTGTAAGCTTGATCTCCACACCATCGGCGCCGAACTGTTGCAGAAACTTGGCCTTCGAGAACGTGTCGAATGCACGTAGTCGCTTGGTGAAGTTGTGATGATAGCGCACGCACTGGTGCAGCTCGCGTGCCCGCCGTGACTTCGCCGTCATGATGTAGAGATCAGAACCCTCGGCGTAGCCGTACAGCACCGGATGCTGAAACAGATTCGGATCGCCCGCCGCCGCGAGCTGCGCTCCAACCACGAGCAGGCATTCCCATGGCCGGCCCTTCCTGCCGGTGCCCACGAAGTGATCGTCAAGCTTGAGCGTGAAGTCCACCGGCCAACGCGCGTCGGTGAACTCGACGTGAATGAAGTCACTGCCATCGTCGGCCGTGTACAGTTTCTTGGTCTTCTTCGGCATGGTTGCGTCCTCCTCTATTTAGTTGCGATCTTCAGCCTTCTCCGCGCCGCCTCACGTTTGCTCCGGCGCGCAAGCTCATTGTAGGTTTCGAGGATGATCTCGGCGGCCTTCTTGAGCCCCCGCAGGTGCTCGTCCTTGATCTCGCCGGCCAGCGTACCGCGCCGCAGCAAAGCGCAATCGCGGCCGCCCAGTCGACGCAGCTCCGAGAGCTGCCACTCCATGGCGCGGGCTCGTAGGAGATGCTCGGGCTCGCCATCGAATTCCGGGTCCAATTCCCAGTCGACGTCGCAGCCAGGGAGCCGTCCCGGTGCCTTTTCGGCTCTTGATTCTGCTGGGTTTTCTTTCAGTGGTTTAGCCCTCCTTACCCCCTGTTTTGGAGCTGTTTTCCGGCGAAGCATTTGATTTCTCTGCAAAAGTTTTTCTCGAAAACGCCATGATCTCGTAAGCACGGTTTTTGCCCAAGCCGCACTCGCATTTGACGATCTCTAGCCACGCCACCTTGTCGCGGCCTTCCCCGTCCCGCAGTCGCTGAAGATGAACCCCCACGTCCCGCAACGCAGCATTAAGAGTGCCCGGCCGCTTCGTCACCCGCGCCAGCCCCAGCATGGTGACGACGGCAACGACGTCCGCCTTGTCGCGCTCGCTCAGGTAATAGTCGGGCACAGGTTCGGGCGGCGGCGGCCCCGGCCATGCACGTCCCGGATTTCGGGGCTCGGCAGTGATGCCGTAGACGTCGCGCGCTCTCTGGACGATCGCCTCACCCTCGGCGAGCAACTTCCTCGCCGCAGCGATCAGCTCGCGCGCTAGATCGATGCTGGCTTTTGAGGGGAAGTCTGGTAAAGATTGCTTCGGCATTGCGACCGCCTCCAACGGTCACCTTTGCAAGTCCTGGCTCGTCCGTTAGCGCGGCGAGCCGGGGCGGCTGTCCCTCCATAGGCCATAATGGCCGCAAATGTAAAGAGGGCGCTGACGAGCCAAAGTCTCTGAGAGCACCAAGCCGGGAGAGCGAGCCATACGAGACGAGAGTACCACGCTTAGCGAGCGAGCCACGTGATCTGTGAGCACCAGAAATCCGGAGCGAGCCAACCAGCGCGAGAGCACCAGATCGCCGGAGCGAGCCACGCCCGTTGAGAGCGCCATAGGTCGAGAGCGAGCCGTGGAGTCTGAGAGCACCATATCGGCGGAGCGAGCCATATTGGTGGAGAGCACCAAGTCGGACGAGCGAGCCACATCAAGAGACAGCACCACGTTTTGAGAGCGAGCCAAAAGAAGTGACAGCACCACATTGCATGAGCGAGCCAGCGCTGTAGAGAGTACCAAGGCGCAGGAGCGAGCCCACAAAAAACCGCCGCCCCGTTAAGGGCGGCGGCTTCACTTTGAATTAGAGGCTGGGTGAGGCACTCTTCCGCTTGATCTTGCGGAAGCCGAGAGCCTCCATTCGCTTCTCGCGATCGGCCTCCGCCGTCCGAATGTCAGCGATGTGTGCATCCGGCGAAAGCGCCTCGTCGTAGTTGGCCTTCGGTTTGCGCTGCCGCTTCGGTTTGATCGCCACCATCGTGGCCGCCTCACCTTTGTGCCGTTCGAAGGCCGGGCTTGTCGGCTGCTCCTTCGGCTTCCTTGACTTCACCGACAATTCATTCCGGCGCGCCTGCCGCTCCAACTTCGGGAGCTGGGTCTCGGCGGCGACGATGGCTCTGATGCCCTCGTTGCGCGCCCGCGTCAGTCGAGCAATCTTGTTAAGGACGGCCTTGTGACGTCTTTCACGTGCTGTTAGCTTAAGCATCGCATTGGTTCTCCTCTAAGGCGCGTCAGCTCGCGGCTGGCGCGCCTTCCTCATTCGGGCTTCACCTATCAAACAGCCCGTCGCTCGGGCTCATTCCCGATCGACGCTTACATCCTAGCATATGGGGTCCGCGACTTTTGCGACTTGCGGCGAGTCGAATGCAAGAAGCCGTTGCGGCACAGTGCTTTCTCGCGGCAATTCGCTGACTTGACTCTAGGCGGGACCGGCACAAGTACGGCACCGATCCCGCCTTCCGATTCAATAAGTGCCCGTGTTGCTTGGGTTCGTCACGACGAAAATAAATTTCGCTCGTCGTTTATGGTACTGTCGGCCTCGATGGCTCGCTCTCCTGCTGTGGTGCTCTCGTTTTCGCTGGCTCGCACTTCATCGTACCAGTAGTTGGTTTTGGCTTCAGAATTTTTTTCGTCTTCTTCTTGTGGTTCGCAGCCACAGCGCCCAAACTGCGGTGCGATTTCCACCACTCCTCAACGTCTTCCGGCGTGTTGTTATACGGGGGCTTGGTGTACTTGGCGATCAATGGGGCCAGGCTCTGCATATTCATCCTCCACGGTTGCAGCACCGCACCATCCGCCCTTGAGGGCCATCCCGTCAACGGCCATTTTGGCCGACGGCCAAACTTGCCACTTTATCAAGATGTGAAATCCAAAAAAGACTTGTAGCCGGCACCTTAATTTTCGGTAAGGTGATATGGGTGGATTCCCCCACATCCAGAGGAGCACGTATGAAGAAGTTCTTACTTGCCGCGAGCATGCTGACGGCGCTCGCACTTCCAGCCAAGGCCGATGCGGTCAACAACTTGACGTTTGGCGCATTGCCAAACCCGGTGCCGCAATCGGCCAGCGACCCCTGCGTGATCTGCGCCACTACGCAGGCTCACAATCCCACCATCGCCGGCGTGCTGTTCGGCTACAACAACTTCAACAGCCAAGGCAACGACGACTCATTCAACTTGTTCTCAAGTCAGATCACCGGCGCGTTTGCGAACAACGATAATACGACCGTCACGCCCTATACGAGAGGGTTCTTGCGATCGTTCTTGGAGCTTCCGACCATTAACGACTTCAACCTCACGTTCGGTATCGCGGTGGACATCAACACCGCGCACAACAACGAGCACCTGAACTTCTTCCAGTTGATCGATCTGGATGCGGCTGCGGGCTCGCGGATCGTCTTCGATCTCCGTAACAGGGACATGCCGGTCATTGATAACGGGAATGGAAAGGCCGACTATCTGATCAGCGGCTTTGATTTGTCAGGCATCCCTGACGGTCATCGCTTATTGTTTCGGGCGGATTGGTCCGGCGCATCCGACGGTGGCGAGTCTTTCTACATCGTGCCCCAAGTGTCGGCAGTTCCCAGCCCGATCGTCGGTGCCGGCATTCCCGGATTGGTCGCCGCTTGTGGCGGCATGTTCGGGCTCAACTTCTGGCGTCGTCGTCGCAATGGCGGCGCTCTGCCTGCGTAACTCGTAAGGCCCTATAAAAGTTACCCCACGGCGCACGCGCCGTGGGAGCCACATGGGGTGAGAGTACCATCGAAAGTTGAGCGTTCCTCTTCATAGGAAAGGACTAAAACACACATGCGAAAAGCACTTCTTGCTACCGCCGCGCTGTTGGCCACCACGGCCATCGCCTCGGCGGCAACCATCTCGTTCACCGCGAGCGAAGATGGCGGCGGCTCGACCACGATCAACACCGGCCAAAGCTCGGCTAGTGTTGGTCCCATCAACCCGGCGTTGACCCCGGACTTCTCGTTCCTGGTATCGGGATCGACGCAGGGGTTTCTGCCTCCCCCCGACTTGTTGAACGCACAGAACGTCACTGTGTCGTCGACGGTGGGCACCAGCCATACCCTGCATCTTGAGGTGGATGCTACGGGTATCGTCGGCATCACGGGACTACAAGACTTCCTGTCACACTTCGACGTGACCGGGCAGACTCCGCAATGGTCGACGTCAGGGTTCACCGACATCAACGGTGTGACACTGCACGCTGCCGGGCCATTCACCGGCGGCACCTCCATCGGTGCTGACTTCTTTGACGTGCGGAACGTCTCGTCGCCGTTCAACCTGTCGGCGCATTGGGACATCACGACCAACGGCGTTGCCGGTAACACCAATCTCGGTATCGTCGTCTCGGCAACGCCAGTAGCGGTACCGGGTCCTGTCGTCGGCGCTGGTCTTCCGGGCTTGCTCGGAATGCTCGGCCTCGGCGGCTTTAAGTTCTGGCGGCGGCGTAAGCAGCTCGCTTCCTAACCACTTGCGGAACCTGCCCACGTCAGCCCCGGATGGAGCGACAGTGGGAGCGATCAGGGAAAGCAAGGGGGCACGGCCTGTGACCGTTATTCGCGCGGTAGGCACGGCCCCCACCTAACAACGGTCGCGGCTGACTGCCGCGACCATCTTGTGGGGGGACATGACTACTGACAATTGGAAGCCGAGCGAACGCACGCGCCATCAACCGCGCAGGCGGCCCAAGGCCGTGGTTGAAGCAACATCAGAGCAGATCGTGACGTTCCTGACGGGAGGGCAAGCTGTGACCGAGATCTCTGACTCCGAGTATGTGAGGCGCTTGGAAAACGATGTCATGCGCTTAGAGGCAGCCAACAAGCAAATGATCATCAATCATGATGTGATGCTCGCTGCCGGCCGCGAGATCGAGCGACTGCAACGGCGAATTGACACGCTGGAGGGATTGCTTGGTGAAGCAAATATAGCAGTACCGGAGCCCGGGTCGTGAAGGATTGGCCCCGTTACGCCCGCGCACTCGACATGCGGCTCAGCGGCGCGCTGCTCTCGGACATCGCGCAAGAGTTCGGAGTCACCAATCAACGCGCTCAGCAGATGGTTCGGGACGCACGCAAGCAGCTCGCCTACCGCATCTTCAAAGGTGTAGCGCGGCCACTTCCACCGCGTCCATGGTGATGGACACCGTGGCTGAGTTCGCGATCGGCGTGGTACTGTTCACGCTGGCGTACCGAGGCTTCACCGGCAGATGGCCGTGGCAGAGGGCAACATGATAATCCGCATTCCGCGAGTAGTGACAACCGCGTGGGACGGCTTCGGCGAATGGGCCAACGTGCCGATCTACAAGCTCGGACGCTTCGAAGTCCGCCGCCTCGACGTGCTGCTCTTGCTCGCTGGTGTCTTTTGCGTCGGTTATTATTGGTGGACAACAGACTGGCACGGCGCCCTGCTTGGCGGCGCCATGTACGTGCTCATGCTTATGATGGCACTATGGTTGTTATAAATTCGACGGGCGTAATCTTGCAGAACAAGTCGGCATAGCGCTTCGCATTGTCAGCGCACTTGGCAGCGACCGCGCGTGCCGCTTCCGGATCAGTATCTGGATTGGCAATGTAGGATAGCGCCTCGACGAATGTGTCCATCATAGTGAGCACGTTGCTCTGCGCTTCGAGCGCGCTCACTGCGAGATCGCGATCCTCCGGGTGCAAGAAGAATCCAATCACCTTGCCGCTGGCGTCAGTGAGCGAGCGTTTACTCCAGTCATCTTCTTCGATTGACAGAAGCAACGCTCGCTCAATTTCTCGGGTGCTCTCTGAAGTCATGGTTCGCTCAACGTGTCTGGTGCTCTCCGTAGAAGTGGCTCGCTCAGTTTCGGTGGTGCTCTCCCAGCCCGTGGCTCGCTCGCGCGACTTGGTGCTCACCCGTTCACTGGCTTAACGCTCAGCTTATTTGGTGCTCTCTGCTTTTTGGCTCGCTCCTCTCGCGTGGTGCTCTAGCCGCTCTTGGCTCGCTCCTCGGAAATGGTGCTCTCCTCTACTTTGGCTCGCTCCGGTGTATGGGCACACTCAGCGCTCGTGGCTCGCTCGGCTTGTTTGGTGCTCTCGGAGGGAATGACTCGCTCAACTCTTATGGTGCTCTCGATCTTCCTGGCTTGCGTCTATCGTAGCATGAAAGGCACGGTTTGCTTCAAGTACCTGCTCGCCTAACGCTGCGATCCGATTCGTCATGTCGACTATCTCACGATCCTTGCTCTTGACCGCTGCCAGAAGCTCCTCGGCATCCTTACGGGTCCGCTCCAATGTAGTTTGCGCCTTAGCAACCTGCTCCTCGCAGGATTGGATCATCGCTTGTGCAACTTGCTCAGCTAGATGCACGAAGTCAGTGCGCCCGTTGCTTCGTTGTTCAGGTGCACGATATGTTGGCACTATCTTTTCGAATTCTTCTTCCATGCTCATGTGAGTCTCCTTTTCGCGAACAACACCGACACCGCGATCACGATGACGGGCAGGAATATAAGAGGCCAGATTGTCTGACTCGGCGGCGTCGCTCGCGGCAGCTCCGGGACGCCGAGACGGTCCTGACTCTTCATTAACGGCGTCGGTGACGGCGTTGAAAGCGCCGATGGCGTCGTTAGCTCGGGCCAGCAACACGTGAAGGCTAGGAACTGATCCTCGGGTGTCGCTTGCCATGGGACAGCCTCCGCTGTATTCGATTCCGATTCGATAGTGGGTTCGGCCACGAAGTCGGGAGTACTCCTACGCGGGGTGTCTTTCTCCGCGACCTCGGGCCGTCCCACCGCTGTGTTGGACGACGGGGATACGACATCGATCCAACGCAGCAATTCCTTTGCCCGCCCTGTCTCGCCTATGTACCAACACTTGCGGCCAGCAACTTCACGCCATGCCCAATGCCCGCGATCAGATCCTCGCGTTGCACTGCACCGGGTGACAACATCGGCGCCGATAACTGGCCGCACCAACACAAAGAGAATGAAAAGAATGGCTGCGAGCAACGCCAGGCAAACCAGCGCGCGTACTACGATCGTGGTGCGGCTGCTGTACACGATGGCAGACTAGGCCATATTGTCCGGGTGTCGTCAAGCCTGAAGCGCGCTCGCCTGCATCACTTGGCGCTTGGTCAGATCGCCGCTCGCCATCAGTCGCATCAAGATCAATGCCGTCATCGGCACCTTGCCATCGCCGCGCTTATAGCGACGCGAGGCGCGACCGGAATATTCGAACATCCGGCCGGTTTCCAACTGATTGAGCCCAAGCTGCTCCATCAGCTTTTGGTATTCACGCGCTCGCTTGACATACGGCGGCTTCGCGACACGCTTGCGTTTTGAAACGGGCCGCTTCTTCCTCACCACCATTGTTAGTCCTCCATTCGTCGACGTCGCTCACGACCAAGCCGAACGGCAGTTTCCACAATGGATTCCGGTTGGAACAAGGTCGTCGCGATGTCCTTGGTATCGCATCCTTGATCCCATAGCCGCAGACATTCTGCAATGAACTCACTGTTATCGTCGATCTCATGTTGCTGCATGCGCCAACCACGCACCGGAGGTGGGATGCCGGGCGCCCTCAACGTGGCCTCCATTGCAGCGGGCGCGAGCCGCGCGGTGGCCAGCGAGATGGACGCGGTATCTCCCTCCGCTTGCGCCTGATCTCCTTGCGCCGCTTGCCCGCATCGCTGAGCTGCGCACCATCACCGCGCACGAAGGTCTTTAGCCGGTGCTCTTCCTCGGTGCGATACGCCAGATAGCGCGCATCATTGGCATCGGGACGGTAGAGACCGCACTCGGCGTCGATGATTTCTCGCAGGCACAATGGCGGATCGTGATCGAGATGCACCTTCTCGTCGCCAAACAGCCGCTTGAGCATGAAGGTGAGCCGATCTTTATCCTGCGGGAGAGAGATCGCTGCCAACACGTCGATGAGTTGGCCGTGCTCATGCAATTGCTGCGCGATCACATGAAGCCGCACCCGGAGCGGAATGTGAGGTCTGACGAGCTTCATGCTCGTGGGCTTCCATCAGAATTCCTGGTTATGCTTACGTTGACCCACATGGCGACGGTGCGGAGCTGCCGGATGATGAAAGTCTTGTCCGGCCCCTCTGGGATCACCTTGTCGAGCACGTCGGCATACTGCAATGCGGCCCGCCGCGCTTCTGCCATCTGTTCTTTCTGTTCGTCGTTCGGCATGAGATATTGGAAAGTGGACTGGTGCATCATTCATTCTCCGCCTTTCGGCTCCTCTGGGTCCATTGGCTCGAATCCCTCCGGGGAATTAGCTGGGTTCCAGACGATGACCATCTCGCTGGTATCAATCACCACGCCCACAACATCGCCAGCTTTGAACAAGCCGTGGCCGTCGGGCATGTAGAGCGTCTTGTTCCTCCACTTGTGCAGCGACGTCTCCCCATGAGTGAATTCCCAATACCGCTTGCCGATGCTCATGCCTCGTCCTCCGTCTTCGGCTTCGGACGGAGCTGCGCTATCTTACGATCGAGCATGGCTCTCAATCTGGAACGCTCCCCGATTGGCACCTGCAGTTTATCGCGGGCCTCACGCTCGGCATCCCACTTCAGCTCCGCCTTCTCCTCATTGGTGACGGTCGCAATCCAGGCGTCAGCCTCACTGATGTAGTCCAGCCACTTGGGAGGCATGGCCGTCACCCGGCGCGGCGGCAGCTCGGCCCGCTTGACGACTTCCTTGATCACCGCGCGAGATGGTGGCCGCCCCCGGCGGGGCTTTGCGGGCCTCCCTGGACTGGCTTTCGGAGCTGGGGTGGCCTTCGCCTTCGCCACCGGTTTGCGCCCACCAGTGGTCTTCCTGGCTGGCCGGCGTGGGGGTTTTCGCGGCGGCGAAGGCGGCTCGGGCTCGGGCTCGGGCTGAGACTCCGGCTGCTCCGGGGCAATGGCGGCCAAGTCCATGTCGACATGAGCGCCCTCACGCCAGCCCTCATCGGTATCCAACTGCCCGAGCCGATCGGCCGTCAGCGGAATCGCCCCCTTCTGGCCGGCGCGGAATTCGTCGATCTCGTCAATCTCTTCCCGCGTGTACATGCCCATGCAGGCATCCGGAGCATAGCGCCTGATCCAACGCCGCTCAGCGAAATAGGAAAGCTGTTGCTCCGGATCGCGATCCCAAAGTGGCGAGCCCTTAACAAAGGTTTTGCCCTCCTTCTGGGTGTGGCCGGGATGGATCAACTTCACTGGCGGTGTCGTCGCGCTATAGATTGCGTCCGGATCATCCTTGAACCGCCCGCTGACGCTGCAAGTCATATCCTCGCCTTCGCCGTAGAATTCGAACTTCAGCCGCCCCCGCAATAGCCCGGACGCGTAAAGGATTGCGCCAAATGCCTGGGCCTGAAAACAGAGTCGGTTATTCTGCACGTAGGTCTGCGAGGCCAGCATATAGGCTGAGAGCTGAAACCGTGCAGCGATCTCCAACAATCCCGCCATCACCGGCGGGTTGTTGTGCAGGTGCTGCGGCAGCATCAGGTACGCTTTGCAAACGTCCTTGGCGATATCGATCCACTGGGCATAAGTCTGTGGAGTGACGCCGCGATCCCCAACCGGGATAACGTCCCGCGCCCTGCGCACACTGTCGGAGATGGTTTCGCTCTTGCCGTTGCCTTCCATCGACGGCGGCGGCTTCGGTGCGGGCTCCGGCTCCGGCTGCACTGGCTCGGTGACGTCCTCAGGAATATCGCTCGGCTCGTCAGCCATGACGTCACCCCGCTGCTTATTTCTTTTGCGCCTTCAAGAACGCGATGGTTGCCTCGATCTCGTCCCGCCACGATTCCAGCTCCGAGATCGTCCGCACAGCATCAACACGCGCGCGCAAACTGTCCGAGCGGATATGCTCAAGCGACAACGGTGCACGCGCTTCGGTAGTCACCACGTCGTTATCCTTCTTGCTCAGAGCCATCGTGGGAGACGGCTTTGCTGGCTTCTTCATATGTTCTCCGTTTGGTTAAAGCGAGCCCGGCATTTCACCGGGCTCGCCTGTAGTCGCTCCCAAATTTTGGTGCACTCATGCCAGATGGCTGTCCGCAAACATATTATGCGGCTTGTTCATCCTCTTGCATAGAGGCCAATCTGGCCTCGACGCTTTCACGAGCCCAATCCGGCAGCCAAATTTCTTCGGCGTCCCGGCGCGTCCCGCCCGGCCCCGGCCACTTCTTCGACTTGTAGCAGCGCACAAACGTCCGCAGCGCATACCGATTCATCTGCTGGCCACGATCTAGATCGGTAGAGCGCAGCGAGACAACACGCACGCAATGCGGCGGCTTGCGCTCCACAAAGATCAACGTGGCACTGGCAAACGGAAATCCGAGATTTCGGAGCACCTCTCGCATCAGTGCAAATTGTTGAACGTATCCCAGCTCGGCAACGGTGCGCTGCAAATCTTTCCATTGCACACTCGCTGTGGTCTTGAGATCGCAGACGTCACCGCTATCGGACGGGATCACGTCGGGCCTGATCTTGAGCCATATCCCAGTCTCCTTGTCGCGCCAAAATCCGGAGCGCTCGACATAGCCGTCGAAAGCGCCCGCCTGCACCATCTCGTGTGCACCGAGCGCCCGCGCCATGCCCTCGATCAGCTCAACCTCTTTCGGAAAGATAATCTCTTTGCCCTCCCGCTTGCGCGCGTCTCGCCACTCCTTGGCGTAGTTGAGCTGCAGGCTCCACGGCTTGAGAACGCCCTTGGCATCTGGCACCTCGGTGGGCGCGCGCCGGAAAATTTCAGCGAAATACGGCTCACCTAACATCAGATGGTGCATGGCCCGCCCAATCACCATTTCTCGGCTCGGCTCTTCCTCGATACGCTCCTTGTTGTACACGCTGCCGCACCAATAATGCGCCGGGCTTTCATTAAAGATCGTGCGAAGTCCGCTAGAGCTGATCGAGACGCCGTCGCACACATCGCGGCCATGGTAGTGATCAAGTCTCATGTCTTCGTATAGGCCGGGGCGGCCCACCGAGCCGCCCGACCACTTGGTGAATTTGAGCTGCGCCGTCATCACACACCTCTCAGCTCCCCGTGGAATAAGCGGCGACGCTGTCTTCGTCCGACATGATGGGATCAGGCATCTCGGTTTCGTCGTCGAAGAGTCCGTGATGAAAGCGCGTGCCCAGCAAGCGATAGCGCTTGAAAGCGTTGAGTTTGATGAATTCAAGTTCTTCGTTTCGAAACTTGGCATTCCAGCACAATGTCGCAGCCTTCACGCGCATCTGTCGCTGTAGCCAACCGCCCGCTTGCTGGTACTTCTTTCGATCCGCATCCCGCAGGTATGTGAGCAAAGTCTTCTCAGGTGACCTTCGCTCCAGCCCCTCATCATCGGCAACACCCGACCAAAACTCTGCCGCAAGCGACGGTTGATACTGAAATGTCACCAACGCAACGGCCATAATGGCTGCACGCAGAATACGGCTTTTCGGTTCATGCCCGCCGCTCTCAATCGTGCCGGCGAACATTCGTGCCGCCACCTCGTATTCTTTCATCAGCGCGATGCGGCCAGCGCGCGAGGCTGGCCCCTTGATACTTACCTTCTGCTCCATGTTGTTCTCGATGATGCCCACAGCAGAAGCGAGCTGCCGGAAATATGGAATTGAGGTGATCTCCTCTCCATGCGCGCGACAAGCATCGCCTACGGTGCGAACCGCTTGCGTATCGAGGACGCTGTAGATTTGTGCCACATCCTCGATATTGTCGGCCCGCATGTAGGTGATCGTGAGCCATTGCGGCCGATCGGATTCGATAATGCACGTCAGCGTATGCTGCCCGTTGACCAGTCTTTCCTTGTTATCCGGCGTGACGCAGAACACGATCTGCGTTCCCGGCAAGAAGCGGTCCTCCCTCATCTCGTTAGTCAATCTGAGAATGTTGCTTTTACGCAGCGGTCGCTGTCGTTCGAACAGCGCGCCGGGAATCTTGGCGTTGGCCATCTCCGGCGTTACCTGTTCGACAATTGAGTGGACCCGCTCTAGATCGCCGTATCGTAGGGTTGGCCATACTGCTGAACGCGGCATAGGCGTTTTCTCCTTTCTAATCATCTCAGTGAAAAAGGTGCGGCGGTTGACGACCTTGAGCGCGCCCGACCATTTTGTAAACTTGAGCTGTGCGCTCATTCTTCGTCGTGGTGCTCTCTTCAGTTATGGCTCGCTCGAATGATCTGGTGCTCTCTAGTGTCGTGGCTCACTCGGATGATCTGGTACTCTCAACTGTCGTGGTTCGCTCTCGCCTTTTGGTGCACTCCCTGCGGGTGGCTCGAAAAGAGCGGCGGTCAATGGCCTTGAACGGAGAAAATAACGCACCGGAACGCAGGACCCGCAGGCCATTTTTCGATAAGTCGAGCCCGCCGCTGCCCGACTGAAGAATGCCCCGCGTCCGGTAACTCAACGGATCATTGTGGTATCACCCTTGCTGACGATCGCGCCGGCCATCTGATCGTTATAGTCCGTCGCAGTCGCCCATGCACGCAGTGCTTGCTCAAGATGCTCGGGCTTGAAGTAGAAGCGCAGTTTCTCAAGATCGAGTTCGGCAATGTCAGTCACCATAGCCGTTTTCTTCTTGCGCATCGTGGCCATGCCAGAGCGATCGTCGCCCTGAAAACGTTCGCGCACCAGCGAGCCGCCTGTTGCCAAGGTGGCCAACTTGGTTTCGTCCGCCTTGGCTGTGGCCATCTCCTCCTCGACCTTGGCACGTGCCGCCTCAGCCCTTCGAATCTCCGCAGTCTCTGCCGAGCGCGCCCGCCGTGCCGCCGCTTCTGCCGCCTGACTGGCACGCTCCGCTTCGAGCTGTCGCTGTCGAGCTGCCGCCGCCTCCGCCGCACGTTTAGCGCGTTCCTCCGCCAGCTTGCGCTGCTGGAAAACATCGACGCGAGATTCCAGCTCTTTGCGCTTGCCGTTGAGCTTCTCCTTCGGCTTCAGAAAGAAATTGTCGACGGCAGTGCCGCCACGTAAAAACGGCTCCTTTTCCGCCTTGTGATGTGAGGCAATGCGGCCAGCAAGATCGCGCAGCTTGATGACCATGCTGGAAAGTGTAGCTACGTCGATGGTGCTCTCGACGATCAGCGGCAGGTCTTCAGCATCTCGGATCGCTTCGGCGCTATTGGTAATGAGTTCGGCGTAGTCCTGCGCAAGTCGATCAACAATGCCTTCGGCGTAGGGCGCGTCGACGTTGTCGCCCATTCGTGGGTCTGTCATTTTTCTACCTCTTCAGTCTATTGGGGTTAATGGCGCTATCGGATCGTGGTGCTCTCAGGTCTCCTGGCTCGCTCTCGGCATATGGTGCTCTCGCTGATCTAGGCTCGCCATCTGTATGTAGGCCAGATTGTCCGAGTGCACAAGGCGCATTTTATTCTTGCCGAAATCTGCGAATCACGCTTAACGTCCCGACGGGGTGCGTGAGGTCGAGGGAATGTTAGCGCGTCTCAGTGATCAGATCGTCGCCTGCCATGAGGAGGCGTCGCTCGCACGGCTCCGCGCCGTGTCCGCCCCCACTCCACAAATGCAGCGCGAGTATCGGCGCCTGGAGCGCCACTGGTTGCGCTTGGCAGCGTCCTTGGATTTCGCCGCCCACATCTCAGGCTTCTTGCAATGGACGTCCCGACGCCTTGAACCGCCACCGCCATAGGCGCCTACTCGCTGCGGCCGATTCGGCCAAGCAAAGGAGGCCCCTATGGCGAAGAAGGCAATCAAGCGAGCACCGGCACCAAAGGCAAGCAAGGGCGGCAAGAGCGGCAAGGCGGTTAAAAAAGCCTTCCCCTTGATCGCCCGTAACGATCTCAACCGACTGCTCGAACAGTGTTTGATCTATCAAAACAAAGTCTCGACCGCGAGCGGCTCCATGGGCGAACTGATCCGGGATTACGCCGATAAAAAGCATCTCCACACCGGTGCCTTTGGCCTGATCAAACGGCTCCATCGGCTCGGCAATAAGGACCGGGGCAAGCTCTGGATATTGCTTGCACACTTTGACGACATGCGGGCGAAATCCGGACTCGATCGGCTGGCACAGGAACAGGGACAGCTCCTGCCGGCGATCAGCGAGGAGGACGACGGGCCGATCGGAGAATCATCGGAGAACGTGGTGAGCTATCCGCGTGAAGTCGAGGAGCAGGCCGGGGCCGCCTGATGCACGACATCGTCAAGAGACGGCCGCTTGCCAAGTTGCCGATCAATATCAGCAAGGCGGAGACGGCGATTTTCTCTGCCAAGCGGCCTGAAGCACTCAGGCCGCTTGAGGCAAAACTGGAACAGGCCGAGAATCTAATGCGGGAATCCGGCCTCTATACCAATGATCAGCTCAGGAAGATCAATGAAGTTCGCATGTGGGCCTTCTGGAAGCTCGGTAAGTTGTTGAAAGTCATCGAGCGAGCACAAGGATTAAAGGGGATAAAGAAGACCGATCTAACGTCGGGCGGAGCCCGCCCGACGTTCAGCGCCTTCCTCACCGCTCTCAATCCGCCGCTTGCCGCGACCAGCGCCAAGGAACGTCAACGTGTTGGTGCAATGCCAGATGCAGCAATGCAGAAGGCCGTAACAGCAGCGCACAAGGCCGATGAACCACTGACCATCTCCGGGTTGCTGAGGCACGCTCGACCATGGTGGCAACTAGATAATCGAGAACGCAAGCATTTGGACATTGCCGCCAAAGCAGGACAGCAACAGCCACCCGGTAAGATCGGACCATTCCCATTGATTTATGCCGATCCTCCGTGGCCGTTCGACACCTACAACTGGACCGGCAAAGGCAGTGCTCCCGACATGCACTATCCGACGCTCGATCTGGGCAAGATCAAATCGTTCAAGGTAGGCAAGCAATCCGTCCTAGAGCTTGCAGCGAAGGATGCGGCGCTCCTGCTCTGGTGCACATCGTCGAATATCGAGCAGGCATTGCAGGTGATGGAAGCGTGGGGCTTCACATTCAGAGCAAGTGCGGCGTGGGACAAGATGAAGTCGGGGCTTGGCTTGGTGTTCATCAACTGGCACGAAATTCTTCTCTACGGAACGCGCGGCAAGATGCCTGGGCCGCTCTATAAGCCGCCATCGCTGTTTCACATTCCACGTACCGAACACAGCGTGAAGCCGCCAGAGATACGCGCTGAGATCGAGAAGATGTATCCGCACTTCAAGAATGAAAAGACACGTCTTGAATTGTTCGCTCGTGGAACGACCGAAGGATGGACCTGTCGTGGTTACGAAGCTGATAGCGCTCAATGATGCGCTGAAAGAACGTTGCCGTAATTACGCTCAACAAGTGATCGACGGCTACGCAAAAGGCGATTGGCCGGAATCGCGATTCTACTCGACGCACAACTTCGAGAAAAATTTTGAGGGCTGGTTCTACAGTAAGATGGCGGAATGCGCCTTCGCTGTCTGGTGCGGTTACAGCAACCCAGAAGATCATGTGCAGTGGCTTGCCGGTCCAGATAACGGAGGCGATGTGCCTTGGCGCGGTTGGGTGCTCGATGTAAAATCCACGAAGTTCACTTCACGACATTTGCTCTGGCCGGCCAACAAAGTGCGAACCTACGACAAGAAGATTTTTGACGCGCTCGTATTGATGAAGCACACACATGACGATCAATGGTTTCCTGCCGGCTGGGCGACGAAGCGCCAGTTCAAGGAGCAGCACCGCGTCGTAAGTTCAGACGAGAACATGACAGAAGGCAATTGGGTCATGCACGAAGACAAGTTGCGACCAATGTCCGAGCTGATTGATTTGAGATATCGCGCTGGCTTCGTCGGCTATGACAAGGATGGCCACTTCGTCCATTACTGCCACTGCGGCGAATGGGGCGCGTTTGGATTCGGCGTCAGCCAATTGAGGGGCAAGCTCGGTACTTGGTACTGTGCCGCCCACAAGCCGCAGCCCGAGCCGCCGAAGCCGGAGCCCGAGCGGCAGGAACCGGCACCACTGGAGCCAACGCAAGGATCGTTATTCTGACCGAGCCCGACGTCCAGCTCGCGCTGATTGCCGAGGCCGCACCGCTGGTGGTGGCCACCAATCCATTCGTTGTGTTCGAGCTGCTCGGCGAGCCACGGGCGTGGGAGCGCGCAGGTGCGACGATCCGAAAAGGCAAGCACGGGCCTTACATTCATTGGTACGTCAGATCGGAAGAGGCGCAATATCGCGAAGCAATCGCCTGGACAGCAAAAGCCGCCATGCTCAGTTATCGACGCAAGCCTACCGATCAGCCTGTAGCATTGCTCGTGCACGCCTTCCTGCCGATCCCTCCGAGCTGGCATTGGAAGAGCAAGCAAGCCGCACGTGCTGGCGTGATCCTTCCCATCGGAGTACCGGATTGCGACAACCTCCTCAAACTCGCGGCGGATTCCGTGAAGGGAATTGTCTGGGGCGACGACGCCCGCGTAATAGATGCACGCTGCATCAAGCGCTATTCCGATAAGCCGGCGCTGCGCGTCGAAGTGCGTGAGATGGTGCCGCCAAAATAGAAAAGGCCCGCAGCTAGCCGTAAGGGCCTTAGCTAACTGCGAGCCTTCGTGTTCAGCGCAATGCCGGGACCGGATGGCGCTGAGGCACCTCGGAAATATCAGGAATTCAACAACTCGTTGACGCGCTCAGCAGCTTGCTCGGGCGAGGTGAACTGTTCGATTCCCCACGCACTGTCGGCAACCAGCTTCACGATGTACGAACCATTTGTGATCTCGACATCTTCGTTCGGCAATACCAGCCAGACGCGATTATCAACCCGCACATGCACGATCAGAATGTCGTCGGGTGACTTAACGTGCAAGCCGCGAGTCGCCATTTGTTTGAGTTGCTGGTAGTACGGATATTCTTTCCACACCCAGGGAAATCTTGGGTCGACTGTTACTGTCACCGTCTGTACGCCATTGAACACACCCAGCGAGAGAATCATGTGCGAAAGCAGCGGATACCATTCCGGCCCGACCGTCGGTGACATCAACCAACCGCAAGCAAAGCTTCGACAGATATGTGGGCGCGTGTCGTAAATTTTGCAGCCGCCGTATCCTGGTCGACAATGCTCGCACCATTTGTTCGCTGGTTTATCAAGTTCGATCACGTGCAGGAGCTTGCAACACATCGAGCACTTACCGCACGAGCGGCCGGGCGCGATCGGGGGGCCATCGTCGCCGCTCGTCGCAGTCATAATGGGCGCGTCCGTCATGGTGTCATCCAGTTGGCGAAGCCGCTCGGCGCAGCGTCGCGATAGGCCGTTGTCCCGAAATTTGCCGTCACCGTGTCGCCGATCGTGGACGTGTTCGCTAGGGTGATGGCAGCGGTGTAACTGCCGGCAGCGATAGTGAAGCCACCAACACCGGTCGCGGGATTAGCCGTGCCACTGTTGTTCCAGAGCCCACCGTTCTTGCGGAACCAGACGAGGTGCGCACCGAGATCGACGGCACAACCGACGACATCGCCAGCCACCGGGCTTCCAGGGATCGAGCCCGGGTTGCCGTTGTTGGCGTAGATCTGTCCGGGGCCGAAGTTGGTGAAGAAGGTCGCGCAGAGCTGGCCGTTGCGCATGTTGGTGTAGCCGGTGGTCCCGCTCTGGCCGCTCAGCATGAGTCCGACGCTGTCCGAGCCGCCGTGCGAGGCACCCCGGACGAACTCGCAGTAGAACTTGCCGGTGGACTGCACGACGTTGCCAACCGCACCGCTGGCGTCGATCGTGACCGCCGATCGAGTCGCCGTCAGACTGTTGTTCGTTATCGCCATGTCCGTAGCTGCTGGACTAGCGAACACAGCGGGAGCAGACACTTGCGTTACCGATGGCGCATAAACAGCGTCGTCGTTGCTCATGACGGCCGAGATCGCCTGAAGTATCACGTGATCCGCGACGTAGGTGGGTAAAAAGAACACGTCGTTATCGATCCATATATTCGGAATTATCGTCTGCAGGATCGCAGGCACTGTCCAAATGCCGTAACCGGACGGTGCAGGAAAAGTGAAGGGCAGTTGCCCGAAGTTGCCGGTGAAGTTGTCTCCCACCGCCGTGCCTACACCATCGAACCCCACGAATGGACTGGGATTCGATGGCGTGCCCACTGAGCCGATTCCAACCACCGGATCAGCGGTTGGGTCCCCGTTCCAGGGGCCACCGTTCTTGCGAAACCAAGTTCTTAAGTTGTCCAAATCGGTCGCAATGCCGATGATGTCCCCGGCAACGATGTTGCCCTCGACGTTCTTTCCAGTGTCACTGCTGTAATACCAAATGCCGCCACCCCCAAAGGAGCAATAGGTAACTGTCACATTGATGGCAGAACCGATACCGGAAAAGTTGCCGCCAGAATACATGAGTCCGACGCAGTCGAAGCGCCCCCTCGTCTCCCCGACCGTGACTTCGAAGTAGTATTTGCCATTGGTCTTGTTGATCGCGCTGCGCGCGCCCGAAGAGCCAGTGGTGCTGGAATGCGTCGCGGTCAGATTACTGTTCGACAATACAGTATTGACGGGAACGCCGTTGAACGAGGTTGGCACAACAACTGTCGTGATCGTAGCTTGCCAGTCGCCGAACCCAATCGGTCGGGTATAAATGTATG